GTTTTAAGTTTAAGTATTGATTGATTGCTAGATAGTCTTGGTACTCGTGATAGTTTGAGATACTCCTACGTTTGGCATGCCAATTATCATTTTGCACTTTTTGATATTCATGTACTTTGCTATTGTGTGTATTTTGAATAGTATCACGCTTAATCTCTTGACGATTATGCATCAATGAGTTATCAAAATGAGGATGAGGCATACTAATTGGTATCTTAAACATTATAGCCTCAACATAAACATCGTAGAATCATATTCATTATCAAACTCAATTTCATATGCAGGCCACCCTTCATTATTTCTTACACTTTTCATATGCCATCCATCACCGTGCCAAAATATCAAAGGGTGACTATGCAACAATTTACCCACATGCCCGTCTAATGTGTATATGATTTCATCATAATTACCACGTATAGTGATTTTAGTTTTATTCATGACCATCTCAATACAAAAAACATTAGTGATGCATCATCAGGGAATTCTACTGTCATGCCGCTAACTTCCCCATTATGCTCTTTACACCAATTAACTAAATCAACATAATTGTCAAGCCAGTAATCAATATCAGTTAACACAACTATATATTGACCCCAAAACATACCTGGATCAGCAATAATAAACTTTTGAGACTTCCACTCTTCAAACACATCTGTCATAGCCACATCAAAGTAAACCATGTGGCATCTTGGCCACGGGCAAAGTAAAAGATTGCATCACGAAAATTCATATTCCAATGAAAAGGTCTATCATCGTCAACTGTGTCTTTGGTTGGTGCTTCTCCGCCAATGTTTTTACAACACCAATCTACCATCCTGGAGATATTAACCGTATTTGGTACATGCACTTCAGCCTCTATCATGACCATCTCAGTATAAACCACTCACGATCTTTTTCTTCACAAAACCAAAACATAGCATCATTGGCAGTCCAACGAATGAAGGGCTTTTTAGGATCCCAAATATCACCCATCTTTCCAAATGTTTGTTCACACCAAAGTTCCATCTCACTCCAGTTGATCCAACCAACTGGTTTAACTGTATAATACTTTTTGCCAAAGTATTTACCAGTACTACATATCAATTCATGTCTACCACGATCCATGATATCTTTCAAATATAGTATTTCGTTTATGTCAACGTTTATAACTGCATGTGTTGTCATAACCACTTCAACTTAAACCAAATGTAATCTCTCTCATACCTAAACTTCAAACACATACCCTCCTGTGTTCTATACCATCTACAATGCTTTTCACAATTATCAACTGTTTCATACAACCATTGTACTACATCTTTCTGCAACTCATCTAGCTTAGATGTACCGATATCTGTTTCAAATAAATCAATATGATACCAACCTGGCTTATCATGATTAAAGTCTTTACGGTGATAATTATCTATACGCCAACCCTTCTCTTCCGCTAACTCATAGAGTTCGGGATAGGCAATTTGATATATTTCATTATTTGTTATCATTTACTATACAATATTTTGAATAAGGATAGTGTTCGTGCAACCATTCAAGCAAGCCCGGCTCATATGGTAGTTTAATTGTTTTGGTTTTATCTATAATGTACATCATTCCCACTTCAATAAAAAGAATGTCATATCTTCAGGTTTCTTAAACTTCCATGTGTCAAAACTTGTTCGCACACCGCAATTGTTTTTCTCACACCATTCTTGTATAGGTACCATGTCTTCTTCTCTGATACCATATTCAAATCCTCTAGGACCTGGGTTCCAGGTTGCTTTCAACTTATAACCCGGAAGTCTATGCCAAATGATTTTAGTTTTTCCTCTTGTCATATTGTTATAATACCCACCATTAAATAATCTAATGAATCGTTGAGCAGCCTCTACTGTAGTATATGGATCACCTATTAACATCAATATCTCGCATCTTTAAGTAATTGTTTAACTTGGTTTGTTATGTCTGGTTCACGATGAAATCTCAATGCCCATTGTTCTGGTTTTATGTAATCAATAACTATTTTAACATGATCCGGATTTAATGTATCTAGTAAACGGACACCGCTCTCACTACAATACAACAGCCATGGACTAATCCTACCAGTTGCGATTGCATGGCAGATTTTATTTGGATTTCCGTATCTCAAATAATCATGATGTTGTAAATTTTCACTTACACACATATCCATACAGTATTCAATACTACGTTTAACTGCATCGAAAGGATCTTCTGTTTTTAAATGATCTAAAATGAATTTAGTATAGTTACTATCAGTATTCCAATTATCAATCTTGATATTGTTTTTTAACAACCATTCACTAAATCTAAGTATGTTTATACACTTAACATCAATACAATAATTTGCAAACTTAATAAATGCCATATAATATGGACTCTTTATAAAATCTCTATATGTTTTTTGTTGTTTAGTTGGGCTATGTTTGGTATAGAATGTGGTAAAAACTTGAAATGCAATACGATTGCTTTGGTTGTCTTTGTGTAGCCAACGATTCTTTGTCTCACAAATGTGACTTAATACGGTACGTTCTCTTGCAAATTTTGCATTGCAAAATTCACAACTGTAATCAGTTGCCGTTGTCTCTTTCGTATTTTTCAATGTCTTTTTCATCAATTATGTTACTTAGTACTTCAATATCATTGAATTTCATGTTTGGATATTGTTTTGCAATATAAGCTTTTTTTCTCTGTTCTAATGTGTATGTTTTAGCCATCAACTTTGCATCAGATTCACTAATAGTAGAATATATCTTTTTGAAATATTCAAAAATATCTTTCTCGGTAGCAGGTTCTTCTAATAATGCAACTTTCTTTTTTATCTGCGGTAAGTATTGATGAAATTGTTTACCTAACCCCGGACTACTTGCACACAACATTAACCATTGCAGTTTAGGATGTTTCATCACGTGTTCATTGAACATATGTGTATTTGATGCAGCATCAACACTCATTACATAATATTGTTCAATTTCTGAATTATTTGTTTTAACGCAACTCATCCACTGTGTCATCATGTAGTGAGAAAATTTCTTTCTTTGCTCATCAGTTAATCTATCCAAATATGTATAATCTTTTTTATCCAATGCCAACAGTGCATCAAACAAATCAAGGTCTTGACTTTCAAATTTTTCGTCAGTGGGAGTTTTGCTTTTTGTTGCCATTAGAATGCCTGATGATAATCTACTACTTCACAATTACGACTAATCTCTTTAACAAAATAAACACAACGAGGTTTATCATCGTCATCTATAGGTACACATAGAAACTGCCCATTCTTTAATCTAGGAGCATACCACGTAACATCGTGGTAGATATCTACAATCTCAATGTCTAAAAAGCTAGGTCTAAATGCACTCAATGGATTAAACTCATATGCCTTAAAACCCCTGTCATTAATACTGGTCAGTGGTAATGTTTCTAAATCTCCTATATCAGGTTCACCAATAAGTATTTGCCAATCTACTGGCATTTTAATTGTGCGATTTCCTACCCTAAGTACTACTGCAGGACTATTGAAACTTTCTAAAAAGATCAAAGGTATATAGTGATAGTCAACATTAGTAGGATTACTATTATCTAGAATTGCAAAACGTAGATCATCTATTTCATCTGGTAATGTTTCTAAGTTAAAATATCTGTTATTGTCTAATTGAAGTATTCTCATATGTGTATTATAGCATTAATATTTGAGTTTTTCAATATCAAATGGATAGTTTGCTTCACGATAAAACTCTTTTCTTTTGGTTAAATGTCTCTTTGCAAATTTACAACTACTTGTGATATCCCATATTTGTACAAAGTCTTTGTCTTCTGCTTTTCTAATGCCTCGCCCAATTGATTGTATAACCCTAACAAAGCTTTTTCCGGGCTCAATAAGAACCAGATTAAAAATCCTAGGGAGATTAATACCAACAGCGGCCACACCGTAAGTCGCCACAATAATCTTACCAGTACTAGTTGCAATTTCATCATACTCTTCTTTTCTTTCGGTTAAACTTGTTTCACCACTTACAAAGACTGCATCAGGTAATCTAGTAATTAATTCTTTACCTGCATTAACTCTATCCACTAATACAAGTGTGTTGCCTGTATCTTTAATTTTCAATATCAATTGTGCCATTGTATCTAATCGCAATGTATTTTCTAGTAGATGCTTCAATTCACTTTGGTAATTACTGAACTCAGCCTTATCTTGTAATTGTACAATATTCACATGACATTGTGCCAATACACCTCTATCTTGTAATTCACTTGCACTTAGTTTGTTAATCAAATCACCTAAACTTATATAGATAGCTTGACTGTTGAAAATCTCTTTAGGTATAGTACCAGTTAGTCCCCAACGAATTGGTATCTTACTCATCACACCTGTTAATAATTCTTTCAATGCATCAGCCTTAGCCATGTGCACCTCATCAACCATTACACAAACAACACCCTCTAAGAAGTCACCTATCTCTACCTCAGCCTCCCCACTTTTAGTATTCTTAAGCATATTATTAAGACTCTGCCAGGTACAAATAGTATGTGTTTTACCATATTCTTTTCTATCACCGAAGTATACGCCCACATCTAATCCAAGATTTTTATAATCATCTTCTGTTTGTGTAACAAGGCTTTTATTAGGTACAATCACAATTGATCTACCATATTGTTCTATGCTATATGATAAAGCGGCAGTCATGATTGTCTTGCCTGCTCCTGTTGCAATTTCTTGTACACTCTGAGGATTCTCTAAAAAGTTGTTAACGATTTGAATTTGATAGTCACGTAACTTAATAGGTTCACCTTCTTTAGGATGACCTTTAGGCCAATTCTTGTGACTAAATGTAGATTCGGACACTTCAGAGAATTCAAAGTTTGTTACATAATCACGAAGGTCTTCTAATTCGATTTCATAGTTTGCATTATCTAATACAGGTAATATTTTAGGCAATAGATTCATGTATGAACTACCACCTAAACTAAAGAAACTTATCTTTCCATTCCAACGACCTAGACGTACTGCAGGGAGATATCTTGCACCTGGTTTTTCGTATTCAAACATTTTCATCAATGCTTTACGTTCAGCTAATTCTAAACCCTCTAGTTTTATATTCACTTCATCTTTGATGATTAACTTACATGTTTTCATAATTGTATTGGTGTGTTGTTGACAAGTCTAATATGTTTAGACCATGGTACTTGTATAGGTGAGTTTACAAAAGTAGAGATACCAAAATCTAAGAATACTACTGATTTATAATCAGAGATATTTATTTTGTGACTTTCTGCTATAGTCTTAGACTCTAACCAAGCAAAAGAAATATTTTTTTCAACAAGTTTATTTTTTATTTTTTCTTTTACACTTAGTTTGCGAGTTATGGTTGGACCCAAAATTACAAAATCGCTTTGAATGACAGAAAGATTTTCAAATAGCAAGGGCAACTCATGTATGTCTATATCGACATTTGCCGAAAGTATAAAGTTTACCTTTTCTTCATCTTTTAATAAATCTACTAGGTGCAGTTTAACACTTTCATCCATACTTACGCCAAACATTACCAACCTTGATATAGCAAGTATATCTATGTTATTCAATTCATCAGTTAATCTATTGTACAAAGGTTCATTTGCTGCAAACAACATGTATCTATCATTTCTATAAACTAGTGTTGGATTCCAATACTTACAATCTTCAAAGTAAGAAAGATAGTTAATAATTTCTTTGGTCTTTTCACAATAGTTAATTTTGCTATAATGCTTTTCTGTAATATCTATAACTTGTTTCAATGTTTCAGTACAGAATACAACCGACCAATACTTATCAGTATCTGTCTTATTCCATGTAAGTGTATAGGGTAATTTTTTAATTTCTTTTACATAGCTAGCATTATAGGGAGTTTTTAAAATTATAGTATCTTCTTGTATAGATATATAACTTTCAGTATATTCAGGTAAACTTTGTATAGGATCTTTTGCCCAAGGCAGTTTTACTAGTTCTTCACTATTCAATTCATTTTTTAAAAATTGCTTATGATAACGTATAATAATCTTATCCAACAAGGTTGCTTGATTGGTAGTAATATGTTGTTTACCAAGGATATTATTTATAAACTTTTTATCATACGTACCTAAACTAAGTTTATTAGACATATAAAATATAAGTTGTTCTTTAGTACTAGGTTTCATACAAACATTATAACATAAAAAATAAGTATTTCAAGCATATAGGTAAAAAAATAGGGACCGAAGTCCCTATAAAACTCTTTTTGGAGAGAGTAAGTTATCTAGTCATGCAAGTACTAACTGCAAGATTTTTCCAGTTAGTAGGGCTAATCTTAACTAAGTCTGCAATTTTCAAACACATACGCAAACTTAATTCACGTAGTCTAGGTAAATTTTGTTCCATGAACTCTAAGATTTCTTGAGGTTGATTACCATCAAAATCATAGTCTTTGAACAAACCACCGTCAGCATCCCTATGCACTTGCTTAATACGCAACAACTTGTCACGCTCACTATCAATTGTCAAATCTAAGAAGTGACAACGTGACTCAAGTGCCTCCAAGTGATCTTGCAATTTCTTGCTTTTAATACTTGAGAATTTCAAGTTTGTAATGAACACAGCACTACCATTGAAGTTGAAACTATCAGGGATACCTTCTTGTCTCAATAGTCGTGAATCACTATTCCAGCAAATCTTTCTACGCTTACCTGAATCAAGGGCAGCCTTAAGAATGTTCAATGCCAAATCATCTTGAAAAACTGAATCACAGTCATCAAACACTAACACATTTTTACTATCGGAATATCTATACAATTGTGCATACAATCCAAGAGCAGTCATTGCACCTTTTACAATTGTAAAACGCACTTTCTTACCTGCAAGCTTGTCAAACATACTTGCTTTTTCCAATTGTAACTCTACACCATAACTCTTACCTACACCAGGAGGGCCTGATACAATCATAGCACGAATGTCACCATTAATGGCCGCTTTTGACATTTCATCCAATACTGCAAATCGTGTTGCAATACGGTCCATTGCTTGCTCATCAGTTTCTGTAACTGTTGCTGTCTTTGCTTTAAATTCAACTGTCTGTGTCATATCTACCCCTTCTTTAAATTCAATGTCATGTATACTGTTTACTTTGATTTTTACATTTTCAATATCAACTTGCGGAAAATTACCTTCATTTTTGACTGTAATATACGCACCTTTTTTACCTGTTTGAAACCCTTTAACTAAGGTAAAACTTTTGTTAACAACTGCTTGATTGCGATACTCACCAAATTTAACTGAAACTGTAGTCATCAAAAAGCTCCTGTGTTTGTTAATCAATACAAGTATTATAGCAAAGAACCGTTTTATTGTCAAATTATTCTTGTTGTAAAGATACAACACTTCTTGTAATTTGATTCAAAAACAACTTTTGCTTTGTAGCAGGAAGTTCCTTGAACATAGCATCTAACAAAGAATTATAGTAACCTGCAGTAAATGCATAGCTATATTTTTCTAATGATGCCACATCAAACTCATTTAATGCAGTTTTAAATTCATACTGATTTGCTACTTTTGACATGTTCAACTCCTTTAATCAATCAATACATGTATTATATAGCCAATGTGATTTATTGTCAAATTTCGGTTAATTCCCACTTTTTAATACTTAAGTATTCATTTTCATCAATGTGTTTAACAAAGGATTTACCTTTGATTTTCATAGTACTTTTAGTTTCAAAAAGTCGATCCCAAATAGAAAGTAACTCATTTTTAGGGTATACTGCTACCATTGCTAGTGCATTATAGTCTGTTTTGAACCAATACTCTGTTGTTTTGTTTGCTTTTGTTTTTTTATTCAGTTTACCAATTGGTTTTAGTATGAAACTTTCTATAGTGGGTGGGGTCTTTATCTTTAGTTCACATTCACTATTTCTGTAGATATCTTCAAAGCCAGTATCATACTCATAAAATTCAGGCAGTCTATATACTAACTGAAACAAATCTTCAGTTACTTTAGTTCCATCACCATGTATAAACTTGTTCAAGTCTTCTCTAAAGTGTGTGAGTTTTGTTCCTTTAAGCTTTAACATCATAATTTTTTTACTATAGTAATCTCTTATGATTTCAGCTTTGTTTCTATCTTCGGTTGAAACTTCCCTAAAGAACATAGGATCTAGTAAATAGTTATCATTTGGAGCATAAATTTGTTTAGTTTCTCTTAATCTTTTTGCCACACAACTTAGTACTAATAAATCTTCATTCAAATCATATATTTCATATTTTTTATAATTCTCGTTACTTTGATTTGAATAAGTACTGGTAAACAATCCACTGTTTAGTGATGAAAATATCATACCAGAATTAAAGGGGTTGGTTGACGGGCTAGATAATGTAATACCATTACTGATACTGAGACCCATACCTTGTGAATTCATTGTTATACTCATAGTGTTATATCTTCCATCCCAGCAGTTCTTAATCTTACATTATGACCTAACATAAAATTCTTACTCTCTAGACCTTTCATGATACCTAACCAACGATTACGCAATAATGCTACTTCATTGATTAGAGTTTCGTAATCAATCACTTCTTGTTCACCATCTACATATTTTTCAGCATCACGGCTGGTAAGTTGCCTATTATATGCTTCTAGATATTTTTGAAACCATTTTCTACGAATCTTTCTTAATTGAATATTGAGATAATTAAGTACAGCCTCAATCTCTTGCAATTGATAAAATCGTTGTTCAGTTATACCCGGCAATGATGATATATTCTTTTCAAGATTGCCATGTATACTTACATCTTTTTTAGCTAATGCCAATTCTGATTCATAGTAAGTAATGAAGTCAGGTATTAGCGATAAGTCACCGCTAACCCTTGTATACCAATTAGACATTTAGTTCCAATCTTCGTCATGGTCCAAATCATCTTCTTCATCATAATCTTCTTCAACATCATGCTGATCTGCATAATATTTTAGTGCAATGCCAATATCTTTGTCACCGCGAAAAGCATCCTTGATATCATCTGGCTCATAGTTGTTTTCAATTAGTAATGTAATTAATGAATCAGCTGCATCATCACGATCATTTAAATCAATATGCGTTCTTAATGTATCCCATACTTCTGCTACAAAACTCAAGTCATTCATTTTAATTTACCTCTTCTGCTACTTCTTCGGTGGTTGTAACTGGATTTACTCTTTGACCATATTCAGCCATAACCTTGTCTAGACAACCATCTGTATTTGCTTCCCATGCTTTGCGAAACTTCTTAATGATTTCACCATCTAGTGTTGTGTACACTAAACTGTTTCCTTCTTTTTTAACAAGCTCAGCCTTCTCAATCATATCTAACAAACCTGAGTAAGGACTCATACCTGTTTCATACGGAATCTTAACTTGCACACTTTCAAAGGGTTTAGCATAACGTGTTTTCATAATCTTACATGCACTACGAATACCACGTACTTCACTTACTTTGTTACCATCTTCGTCTTCTTTTAGTTTCAATTTCTTCATAGCAACTACAATGCTACTTGCATAGATAAAGCCTTGTCCACCTGAAATTTTATCATCAGGATCAAACATATCTTGACTTGCATATGTGTGATTGGTTGCAACTAGTCCAATGTTCAAATTACCAAACATGTTAACGCAATTACGAACAAGCGCGGCTAGTGCTTTGGGCTTACGACCCATGTCACCTTTCATATCACCTGATTCAAATTGATTCACATCAGTAGGTGTTAACATCATACCTAAGCTATCAATAATGAATAATACTTTAGGACGATCTTCTTGCGGCATTGCTTTGTAGTCTGATACAAATTTTGTAATTGTTTTTGCTACATCATCAATCATAGCCATATTCAATTTTAACAATTTACTTTCATCTGTATCTACTCCCAATGCATGTAGCCATTTTTCGTCTAACGCATTCTCCGAATCAATGAGCACCACATAGATTCCTTGTTCTTGTGCATGTCGTACAAGATTTCCTGAACAAATAAAGCTTTTTCCACTACCGCTTTCTCCAGCAAATACAGTAACTTTACCCAAAGGCACGCCTTTGTTGAAATCACCACTAATAAGATAATTAAGTGCAAAATTTCCTGTAGATATCCAATCAGTGGGGTCGTTAAATCCAATGCTTAGTCCTTCAATGCTCTTTGTTATTTCTTTTCTAAATTTACCTATATCGAACGGTTTCATCTATTTCTCTCTTGTTTGTATGTATCATCTGTGCACATTGTTAGTGTACACACTAAATGGTTGTTTGTCTAGTAGATCGGGACATTGTGTGGCCATGACATCCAAATCATAATCGCTTGGATAATGACGTAGTGCACCTCTTGCCCTGTCACGTACTATGCTTGGTACCCTAGGTGTTTTACCAGGATCACATAGTTCTTCTAATAGTTTTTTACCTTGCTTAATGGCACGGTATCTTTCGTCTGGCATTGTCATATGTTGATCTCCTTAAGATAGGGAACTGTTGTTCCCTATTTTCCTATTAGGCTTGTGTTTTAGCACTTCTTGCACGAATCATTGCTAGAATGTCTTGTGCTTTATCTGTACTAACCGCTGCTTTAGGAACTACAACTGGAGATGTAGTTGCTTCTGGTTCATCATCCATCACAGGTGTATTTACAGGTGTAGATATATTATGTGAATCATTTACACTTGTTTGTTTATCTGTTGTTACACCTTCTGGTGCTGCTAGACCATATGGACGATAATAATTGCCCCAACGCTCTAAGTCATATGGTTGACCATCTACTGATGCTTCAAACATTTCTTTCATAATGCGCAATTCAGCATCACCAGGACGCTTTGGCAAAAAGTCAGATAGGTTATACAAACCAAAACTATCAATTGCTGATTGTTCTGCATCTGTTAGTGCTGATTCACGGCGTGCAAAACCGCTCGTACCATAATCAGCATAACCACCTTTGCTTGTTTTACGAATAACAAAGTCAAGACCTTTAGTATAGTCTGTTGGTAAATCTAGTAGCTCTGGATCCATCAAACCTGTTTTGATAAGAGGAATAATTTGTGGGCTAATGATAAATCTACGAATTGGATTTGCAGGAGTTTTATCTTCTGCAATAGGATTTTGACGAACAAAACCTTGAAATAGATAACTACGTTTCTTCCAATATTTGTTAGCCATTTCTTTCAATGATTCGTCTTTATACCATGGACGAACTTCTGCCAAGATTGGGCAAGAAAGTGAAGGGTCATACATTTCAATACAAGGAACTTGTACTTGAATTTGCTTTACGTTTTGATCACCTTTTACACCATTGAATGTAAGTTTGATAATTTGTCTTTCTACCCAAAAGAATTGATTCTTTGGATCTGCATCTGGCAAGAAACGAATAGTCGCTGTTGCGCCTTCATCCATATTCCAGTGGGGGTAGATTGAGTTATCTGATTGCTGGTTGTTAGAACCAGTGTTGTTTGATTTGTTTTCTTGTGCCGCAATACGTGCACGAATTTCTGCTAATGATGCCATAATATAATATCCTTAAGTTGGTCTTTGTTTTTAATAGTCGCCACACATAATTATGTGACTAACACATGAAAGAGTATAACATACTTTCTCAGAGTGTCAATAGTATTTATCACCTTTGTGGGTAAATATACTTTTTTAAGGGTATTTTTGGTTAAATTAGATTTTAGTTAGTTTATCCAAATCATTAGAAAAATTCTGTAATAATGATTCTTGAAATTTCAGTTTTTGTTGTTTTGAATATCTTACAGGTACCTGCACTTTTACTATTCCAGCCTCTCTGTTGAGTAATACTATAACTCTTTCTAAATATCTAAAAATTTCATCCTTGGTAGGGGAAGAACCATATATCATAAGTCCTGCGCCTATGGTCCTACGCATAATTTGTCTGATTTGATCTTCTGGAAATTTGTTTATATATTCAGGATACTCCTTTGCGAACCAAGGTATTAAATCATCAATAGCATTTTCTATCATGTTATCATAACCCTGAGGTTCTTCATCTGTAAATGTTATCATTGGATCATTTTCTGCCAATTTTTCTTGATTGATTAAATCAGTTTTTGGATCATTGGCTGAAACTTCTGGTTCATTTTTTGGATCATTGGCTGAAACTTCTGGTTCATTATCCGCTTGATTTTGTTGAAATAAAGGCGGAGGTATATTACTTTCAGGATGTTGTGGTATTTTAAATTTAGGAGGATTTATGTTATTAACTTTGGCAATTAAATCATATAATCGCTCAACTTGATCTTGTAATTGATATGCAGTATTTTCTAATTGTTCTGTTTTAGATTCCACATCATCAGCTCTGGCTAATACGCCATTATAAAAATCATCCAAATCTTTCACGGAATCAGCTTTGGCTTCTATTTGTTTAATCTTGTCATTTAAGTCTTTAAACTTAATACCCCAAGAACCTTTCATATCTGCATTTCTTTTAGTACTAGCTTGGAATCTTTTTTCTTTGGCTATGTTTTCTCTGTATGATTTTTCCAATGCATCCAATGCTCTATCATATTGTTCTTTACCTAATTCTTGAGCATTAGCAAGAACCTTTAACGTTTCTTGTGTTTTTTCAACTTCTTTACCGGTACCTGAATTTTGTAATTGTTTTACTTTGTCAGAAATTTCTTTGAATTGTTGGTCATTAATTTTTGGATTGTTTTTTACTTGCTCTAAATCTTTGAGCATTGATTGAACTTGGTCAGCGTTTGCTTTAGCGGCAACTCTAGCTATTTCACCTGCTGGTTTTAGTTTAGCACTTAAGTCTTTTAATCTTGCAACTTCACGATCTGTTTCTTGTGCTTGGCGCTCATGGTCATGTAATTCAGAACTTAGATCCTGTAATGACCTACGCAGTTTTTCATTATCACGTTTTTGTTGATTAATGATTTTGTTTTGTGCAAAATCTAATTTTTCATTATCTACAAGCTGGTCATTCATATACAATGCCAACGCTTGTTCTGGGCTTAACTCAGGGTGTGCCTTTTCTGCTTTGTATAATATATCTATTTTTCTGGATAAAGGTCTATCTGCCTTTCCCTTTATTTGAGTACCTAACATATTAGAAGTTTTTTCTAAGATGACGTTATTAACCCAAGATTCTAAATCCATTAACTCACGCATTATACTAACCCTGATAATTTACGAATTCTAATTATCTCAGAATTTTCATTCAAACCTTCTTTAACAGTTTGTTCTTTTTCTTTTTGACGTTGTTCTAATTCGTCACCATATTGCTTTACTTTCTCACGGAAGCTTTTCTCTTGTTCTTTAGTAGGATTACCTTTATGGGTAGATTTACGTGCATCATATTCACCAGTATCTACTTCTTCCGCCACACCTTGCTTTAAGCAATATTTTAGTTCTTCAACGGCTTCTTCGTATGAATCGTAGCCTGCATTATCTATATTGTAAGCATAGCACTTCATATACCATTGGCCGTTGCCGGGACTTGACTCACGGTCAATACCAACTTCACCTACTGGCTTGCCGTTCTTCTTGAAGATTTTTCGTTGTTGGTCTGCATGGCCTTCCTTCACACCTTTTTGTTTATCCCACTCAGCATCTGTTTTAACATTATGTTCTTTGCCGCCGGGTCCGATATCAGCTACACGTGTACCAATTGGTTTATTGGTACTAACTGTAGCCATTTTCTTAGCATTCTGTGCATGTGCTAATTTCTTTACATTGCTTACCATCTTAGCCCATTGTTGAGGAGTATAGCGACCAGCAATGAGTCCATCATCTTCGTCATCATATTTACCTTCTTTTATACCCTCATCTAAATCACTATCTTTAAATTCTATGTGATCGTAGACGCTCCATGGTTTACCAGTACGACCGTCAACATATTCGTCATTAGGACCATAATCAGAGTGTTCATAGTAATCATGACTGACCATGTCTACGCCGTCGAAATCTGCGGTATAGTCGATATAATACTTTCTAACTTTACCGTCAGGACAATGTACCCCACGGCTTAGGATTTTTTCTACTGCTTCTTGTGCATCAATAACACGATCCATCATATTCTTTTTCTTTGGATTCTTGTCTTTTTTAACTTGATCTGCAATAGCACTTAAATCTTGGTTATACCAAGCACTCGCTAATGCTCTTAGATACTCATCACCACTATTACCACCGGGGTTCTCGCCAGGTGCAAATTCTTTTAATGGAGTTTCTGCGATTGATTCTGCCCACTCTTCTAATGATTTAATTTCTTTCATATTGTCCTCAGTTATATTCTTGCTGAGTTTGCTTAGAATAGGCATTACACACTCAATACGTGGGTCTAAGCTACTACTCATAAACATTTCACTTAAATCAGCTTGTTCTTCGTCTTCCATTAATGGAGGAGTGTAACTTTCAAAATAAGTACTGTAACCTTTTTTACCTGTTAATTTATGTAATGTTTCACGTAGTTTTTGATAGTGATTTATACCCTCATTAACTAATTTTTGTGTGGACTCAACAAACTGTCCATTGCGAGTGGCACGAACAAATCCTGCCATTTTACTATATTCTTCACATAAACTACTGATGTGATTCCAACGATCATCATTAACTTTACCACCTTCAGCAATATGTCTAGCATATACTCTTGCTAAACCGGGTTTATTTGTAGGAGCTAGAAATCTTTCGCCCAATGTATTTTCAATGAAAATTCTTTCAACATTGCGATAACGTTGTTCACCCTCTTCAAGTGCACGACTATGTTGAAGATGTATTTTTACAGTGGGAATATTGTCACTATAACTAGATTTTTTATTGATTGCATAATAGCTTTCATCTAGTTTTTTGGTATGTTCTCTTTTAGCCATGTCGTGTTCCAAATTATCTATGCGATCTATGTTAAATTTATCTACTTTACCAAATGTCATTTGTCTTAATGCAACTATCAAATCACTCCAAGAAAGATCATCGGATTCATCTTCACTAGGACTATCTGCAATTTTATCTGTTTCATATATTGTAAATACATCTGAGTTATCTAAACTACAGTATGCATTTCCATAATCTACCCCGTCTTTTGTAAAAGTAAATCCTATTACCTCTGCTTCAGATTCAACAGGTACGCTTTTTCCTGAGGTTGATAATAGTTTAGGGTCATATCCGCGACTTTTTAGAAAGCCGTATACTTCTGATTTAATGTTATCTTGATTTGCTGACATAGTAATATATTTATGCAAAAACTGCAAAGAAGGGCAGGGGAGCAATTATCTCACTATGATCCCTCATATGACTATCTAAATCACTATTGTATTCCCCTATTTGTTGAATCATTCTTACAATTAGTAATGAAGACATGACCAAATCATCTGTTTCACCCGTTTTAGCGGCATAACTACCACCATGTGCAACAAATGTCTTTAATTCACTGATTAAACTGCGACTATGCACAGTTAATTTTTTACTTTCTAATAGTGATTTGAATTTAGCACAAGCAGCCAATTTAGATTTTTGTGTAGTATTGAAACCTTTACGTTTTTTACCAGATTCGCTGATGAAAATGCCAGGGATATTTGATTCCCCGTATTCATTTAATGATACTAGTGCAGCTTCACCTATACTATTATTTTCTATGCTATAGTATAAACTATTTGGTTCATTTGTACATTCAACAATATACTTGTTAATTTGTGCTAATAATTTAATCTGATTTGGTATATCAGTTTTATTGTGTTTCCATTCACCAATTTGTGTAGTTGTATTTGCTTCAAAAATTTGTATGCCAGCTGGATCACCACCTGTACCAAGACTAGGATCTAAACCAACAGCATATATATTACCTTTAGTTGGTGTTTTATACCAACGTATTTGCCCTTGACGTAGTGTGGGTTCAATACCTTCTAATGCAATCAATGTATTTGGATTAATAAGAGTCTCATCAGCAATAATAAATTCACAGTTGGATATCAGTAAGTCATTCGCATAAAATCTATGATTTTTTTCAACATTTAATAAATCATACACTTGTTCAACTTTTTTTAGTGATATGCTTACTACTGTATCTACACCTGTATTATCTTTAATTTTAATTCCCGGTTTTAATTTCTTTGCAGGAATCTTTTTTAAATTTACATTAAAAAAATCATGATCTAATGTGCATGTAATTTTTTTAGTGGTTGTTTGTATCAATACCGTTTCTTTTTTACCCTTGGCAAGCACGCCGGCAAAATCACTCCAACCCGAATCAGTTAAGATTTGTATACCTTTATTATTTTTTACTAAGTCTTCCACTTACAAATCCTTCTAAAATATTATCATCTTTGAACTGTTTATTAATGGTACCGTTATTGTACCATTTCATTCCTCGTTTTGATATCTGATCTTTAGGTAACCTGCCCTGAATAAATCCTTCAGGGCATTCATTAGAATAGAGTTCTTTAATGCCATTGTTAAACCAGATTTTTCCAGTAGCATTGCCTATTTTTCCTTTTTGAGAATTACTAATTTTCCTACATCTTTCAGGATCTCTGAGATAATCGTAATATCCCTCAGAGGATCTTGCTTTTAAATGTTTTTCTCTTTCTTCATCTGACCAAACAAATCCCGGTTTTCTTCCACCCACTCCGGGACGCTTTATACCTTTATTGGGTGCATCTTTACCATACATAGGATTACTACTTCCTAGTCTATCTATTGAAAGTTGTTTACTAATATTTTCTTTTAGTAAAGAGTATGTACGATTCGTTATCCTAACGTTATCCCTATATTTGCTCCATTGATTAGCGAGACCCCAAAAAGCATATATCATTTTTGCTTTATCTCCGCTAACTGTAAATCTTGTTAATAAATGGTGACATGTATAATGTTCTTTGCATGTAAGCAAAACCAAATTAGACGGTGAGTCATCTCCGCCTAAAGATTTAGGAATTACATGATGATACTCAAAATAAGTTTGGTTATTTTTTACTCTATTTGATGTTTTAGCACTATCAATAATAGAATGATACCAGTGGTAATATTTATTTTTTATCATAGTGTATTTATACCGTTTCGTCATAAATTATGAACTTAGTAACTTAGAAAGTTCATCTATTGATATTTTTTTAATTTTTCCATTGGGTAATTTTATAGTGACATTAGAATCACCTGTTATGCAATTCATTTCTCGGCGGAATCTATCTTCCCCGAGTTGTGCTATCATTTCATCAGCCCACTTTTGATCTCTTTCAGGGTGTGCTTCCCAAGTTGCTTTATATGCTTTGAACCCGTTTACACCTAAATCTGTTGTGTTACCAAATTCATCTTCACACTTGTTTGCTTGTTTCCATAAGAAAGCAAATTGATCTTCATCAGAGTTGGGAGTGCTTGTAATAATTGCTTTACCACCAGTTGATAGTGTGGGTGTAATTGATGTCCAAAACTCTTTTGCTATAGTAGGTCTTACGAATGCAAACTCATCCAAATATAGTAATGATATAGATAGACCACGACCTGTATTTTCAGTTGTAGTCGCTGATATAATACGACTACCATTGTCAAAACCTAAATTACCTTTATTATAGTCAGTTGCTCCTGCTTTAATGTGATCAGGACAATTCTCATATGCATAACGAATACGTTGCATAATCTCTTGTGCACCGTCATATTTGTGTGCAGCGATAAGAATTGTTGCATCTGGTATGAACATAGCATACCAAAGTAAGTAACCTGCTGCTGAAGTTGACTTACCAGTTTGTCGAGCCATCAAGTTAATACTAAATCTATAATTGTGATATGTATCAATTAGTTTTTGTTGAAAGTCCCATGGATGGTACTGAATAGCACCCCTTGTTGGATGTTGGATATAAAAGAAGTTATCCATGAAATATAGATAACCTGTATCCGGATCACAACATTTAACAAAGTCGTCTAATTGTTTTGAATCTTTGAACTTTGTTTTCTTGTAGGGTGATTTGACTAAAGTAGATGTATCATTCATAGCATTATTTATAACTATGCTAAAGATTAAATACCATTAGTTACTGGATTATAAAATAATTTACCTGTGTAATCAGTGGTGTTAGATACACCAGTATGACTATAACTTAATGATAATGAACCGCCTGCCGCACCATTTCCATACAGAACTAGTATAGGATAATATGAACCTGCTACTAAATTAACGGTGCCTGTTACTGCCCCTGTGTTATAAGTACTAGATATTAATGCGTTAGGTATAGTATATCCTGATCGTGCATTTGTACCAATCCAAAAGTTGCTAGCATCATCACTTGTCATACTAAATGTCCAAACACCGGTATAGTCAGATAAAAAATATCCAGCAAACAATTCACTATGATTTGTTGATTCACTTCCTATCTCAAAGTTAGTTGCAATTTGATGTCCTGAGGGACTATTTCCTGTGAAAAAACTAATAGTATTATTCCAATAACCGTTATAGTGATATTGATAAATTCCTGATTGTAAAGGTAACCATGGACGACCCTGTACCAAACCACTTGAATTAGGATTGTCAGTTATACCGTTGTTATTATATTGTGTTGGCAATTCTGTGATATCGTATGCACTGCGTATGTTCCCTACTCTTTGTCTATCTTGCATAGCCAAGTTTAGTTTAGCAACTTGTTTCAATTGCTTTGTTGATAGTGTTGATATTCCGTTTGATGCCATAATGTATTTAGTTTGTTTTTGTATACGGATTCTTTACTAACGATGGTGCGTTACTTACTGGCTTATTCATAGTTAGTATTTATATGGGCAATGCACCAAAAAGTTATTTAATATCCACCTGTTAATGGACTACGCTTCCAGGTATTTGTAGCAGTACATACATAGATGTAATTTGAATCCCAACAGATTTGACCAGGTGTGCCTGTAGCGTTAGATGCTTTGGTTGTTTGCGGTGCTTTCAATAAGCCAGTGATAGTTATGTTGTTAGCACCAATGTTACCTGCATAATCTTTTAGTTGAGGTCCGTACTTAAACTCACCGCTGTCGTAAGTTACTATATTGCCTTGGCCGTCAGTTGACCCAACTGAACTCACAAAGAATCCGCCATTTACCGATAGTGTAGAACTACCATTAAATGCGATATTGCCATCAGTTCTTAATTCAATGATATCATTCTGATTGCTGTCCTGTACTAATACATTTCCGGGCGTAGTTAATTTATTCGTGTCATCAAATGTCCAACTATTGTCTGAGCCAGCTACAGTTATAGTAACATTAGCATTACTGTCTAATGTTAATGATGTGTTACCTGATATTAAGTTTGCTTGTAATCCTGCTACTCCATTAATTTGAAGTATCCCGTTCGTTACAGTTAAAATACCTGTATTAGCACTATTAGCAGTATCTTGTATGTGTATTGAATTGGGACCAATATACATGTCAGCCCATTTAAATGTTGGTGTGCCTAATGTATATGTATTACTTGTTGCTGGAATTAAACTACCAGCAGATGTTATATTACCACTTACTACCATATCACTACTAGTAATGTAGCTTTTGATAACACTACCAGTTACTGTCTGTGTTGTACCACTATCATCTACTAAAAACACAGTACCACTGGTCATCGGTGATAATGCTGATATGTCTGTTAATTTCTTATTTGCCATATTATTCCTCTAATTCTGTTACAATATTATCATTACTATCAGTTACAATGAAATATCCATCGTCTGTAATAATGTAATATGTTTGCGGTATGTGGTCAGATATAATCGCACCGCCTGAAATTAATACACCACCTGTTATTACTGCACCACCTGACATTTATTTTCCTATTGGCTTTTCGCCTGTTAGATAAGATCTGCTAAACCAAAGTTTGAACCACTCAGGGGTCCCTGGTCTGATATTATTCTTTTTCATTAATTCACCTTTTTCATTACCAGTGATACTAATATTACTTTCTTCACCTATAACCTGTTGAGTTATACCACTTAATTTTCTTAAATCATCAAGTGTTGTGTCTATATTTTGTGCCTGTGCAGGAACGGACTTGAGTTTCTCAAATCCGTTCTGTATTTTACTTTGTTTCCATACATCAAAGGACATGATGTATTTAGCTGAAATTTACCAATTATTTAATATCTAAGGGTCTAGCTTTAGTTACTAAAATAGCATAGTATGATTCTTTGACTTCTTTTGATGTACCGTCTTCATTTTCACCGACAGTCAAGTCAAAACTAATTGTATTAAATGCATCAATATCAAATCCAGTACGTTGTAATAATGCAGCCAATTGAGTACTACCCAATATACTATAATGATTCAAATTGAATTCATGTTGTCTTTCGCAATCTGGGGCAGGAACTTCAATATATAATTTACCACCCTGTTTTAATACACGATTATATTCCATTAGCGTAAAGATTGGATATGGACTATGCTCTAATGCATGACGCAAGAATAAAAAGTCAACACTTTCATCATAGTAACCTTCACTTTGTGGTAGAAAGCTCATATCATACGATTTAATTGTATGTCCCTTAGTTTCACATAATTTAATGTCTTCTGGGCTTAATGTTACTCCAACTAAATTTGTATAACCACGCTCTTTCATTTCATCCAAGAAATAACCGGGCCCACATCCTAAATCTAAAATAAGTGAATCTTTTGCTAAATTAAGTGGATCAATATATTGTGTTACGACTTGACTAGTAATTGTTTTGTGAAACTGACTTTCACCCTCATCGTATATATGTGCAGTATATAACCACTCATTGTAGAATTTGAGTTTAATTAAGTCCAGAGTTTTGTTAATATCAATCATGCTTTGCATATGTTTCCTATATAAGTTTCTATTACTTATGCAGGAAATATGCTATGATTATTTTTTCTTAGATTTTTTAGACTTCTTTTCGTAACCAGCAAAACCTAATATTGGGCTAGTTTTATGTATACCATCAGGTTCTACACTTTTACTCCACGGTGTCACTTCATGATGCTCAGATGGTATTGTATTATATGCTGCTTGAAGCATATTGTGTTCTTCTTTGGTATAAGGATGTGCTGAGTTAAACTTTTCAGACCAAGATGCAGGATCCATATCAACTTTTTTAGTTGATTTACCGTCTGCCATAGCAGTAGCCATCCAAATACGATTCATATGATATACACGATCATATCCACCCACATCACGTGCAATGGATGATCCTTGAACCACGCTAGCATGGTCTTTATGTATCTTTCCTCTTGGTGGTCCATTCTCTGTTATAAATTCACTTGCTCTCATTTGTTACCTTAATTGTATGTAGTCACTTCAATGATATGATTTAATATTTCATTGACAATAGGATTTACTAATATTCTTAATATTGGAGCTCCTGTACTACTATTAATATCAACATTATATCTAGTCAAAGGTGTACCGGAAAAGATAGTGCTATGTGCAGAAAAATCTGCTTGTGAATTATCTTGTTTTTTAGCAATACTTAAAGTAACTGTTTGTGTATAGCCTGTTATAGCATCAGTAGATGTAACTTTAGCAGTCATTGATGTAAATGTAGTTGGATCAGTACTGTATATAAGTTGATTTACTGAATTATCAAGTGTTATTGCAGTAGCACATAATGCACTACTGTTACCAACATTCAAGTTATTCAACAATGATATATTATTCAATCCAGCTAAACTAGCCTTTGCCACTGAATTACCGGTTACTGGAAAACTAATTGTGTTTCCAGATTCTACAAAATGAATATTACCTACATGCAATGCTGTACTTGATAGGTACATCCCGTTGATTGTATTATTAGCATTACCAATATTAACATCTGCATAAGTTATTGGTATAAGATTAGCATTTAAATTTAATTGATTACTAGCTGGATCAAATACTAAACTTGATGAGCCTGTTGTAAAATTTCCACTAGTATATTGCAATGAACCGGGTGGTCCACCGGAACCTGCTTGGTTGAGTATTGCAAATGCATTATTAATTTTAGTAAAGGCAACTCTTAGTGGGTCTCCTGTACCATCATTAGCAAGTGTACCAATGTTAATATTTTCTAATGTTAGAGCCATGTTTTATTCCGTTAATGATATATTTATCTGAATACAATTTTTATACTGTCAGTATTTTGGTTATAAATATATGACTATTTAAGGAGTTATTATGCGTAAAATTATGTTAGGAATGTTGCTACTTTTGAGTGCATCATTCAGTTTTGCTTGGACACAACGAGCACCATTTCCAGTAGACCAGTGCAAAGCACATGCACCCTACGGATTCCCGCAGTCACAGAAACCAATTCAACCTTTATGCCAACAAGCATATCTAGTTGGATATGATGCGGCTGCTAAACTACCAGAGTTCGTTATGTACGAATTACTACCACAAAATGCATTAGGATGTGTTGCACGTACTAACGCTTTTGCTGCAAATCAATTTGTTCAAAACGGTGCTACTCCAGCTGACTATGCTGGTACAGGTTACGACAAAGGACATATGGCACCAGATGGTGATTTGTCTTGGGATCCGCAAGTTGAGTATGAATCATTCTTGATGACCAATATGAGTCCACAAGCAGGTTCACTAAATCGTGGTATCTGGAAACTATTAGAGACTTCAGTACGTGGTTGGGTTGTTCAAGGTAATCAAAGTTACTGGATCGTTTCAGGTGGTGTTTACAATGCACAAGACAAGACAATTGGTAAAGGTGTTGTAGTTCCACATGCTTTCTACAAGATTGTTATCAATAATCAAACAGGACAAGCTGCTGGTTGGATGTTCCCTCACGTTGCTCCCTATCCTAACCTGGGTAATGACTTGACTAAGTTCCGTATGCCAATCGCACAGATTGAACAACAAGCCGGTGTTAAGTATGCTTTCCCTGCTAATACAACTGAATTACAACCCGGTAAAGAATGGCCTGTTGATTTTGGTAAATTAACCAATGCAAAACGTGCTAAATGCGGTGCTAATGCAAGTGACGATTAATTATAGTATTACTTAAGTAGATATATTCTACTTTAACTAGGAGCTGCTCACTTCTAAATATTTAGATGAGCAGCGAATATACATTTTTAGATTGGTTATGCGACCTACCTCCTAAAGTATTTTTTGGGGGTTTGGTCGCTATTTGCTTTAGTCTTTGGTTAGTTGCTATGGTTGTGATTCTTCTTTATCTACACTTTTCGCACTAATGTTACGTGCATTATCTGTTAACTCTTTTTGATGTTTATTGAAATACTCATCTTCTATTCTTTGTTTTTCAACAAAATCTTGTAGTTCTAATAATCTAAGTTTCTTACGTTCTTCATTTCTTGCAGCCACTGCAGCAGGTTCTAGTTCAGGCCATCTTTGTTTTCTATCATGTGTTACCCAAGCCATTAATAATACCATTGCAATGACTATTGCAAAAGCAAATAATCCATAACTTAAATCTGCCATGTACATTTTCATTTTAGCTCTTCTTCTGGCTGCAATTCTTGCTTCTTTTTGCATTTGCCTAGCAATAAGTACTTTTTGCTGATCTCCCATGACTTTCATCATTTCACTGACATCAGTCCAAAGAGCACCTAATTCGGGTGGACTTTGATAAATCATCATTTCACGCAACTCTACTGTCATTTGTTCAAGTTGCTTTTTCATAACCACACGTTGTAATGCACGTTTACCTAAACTAGCGTCACCTTCATATATTTCTTCACGATCCTTGCGTTCTTCTTCTTCAAGAACTGCAATACACTTATACATGTTATCAAAATAATCACCAAGATATGTAGTTAATTCTTGATATATACCTGTAGTTTCACCCTGTTTTTTGTTTAATTCAATTACACGATTTTTTTCTTCTACATAAGCGTTACGTTGTGTAACTGTAGCGGGTTTATCGGGTGGGTGGTTGTTGTGGAACTGCTCATCAAGGTCTTTGAGGACACCTTTGATGTCCCCACTGGCACTCTTGATATCTTTATAAAGCTGGCAGCCTTTTTTGACTGCCTGAACTGCCCCGTTGGCAAGGGCAAAGAGGGTTAACGGATCCACAAGTCTGGCTCCTTAGAACCAGAGGAACACACCTTGTGCTGATAATAATAGTCCTAATCCTGCGACAAAAAAACTGCCCCAGAACATTTCCATACTAACTGCCAAAATACTTGCTGAAAGAACAACAATACTCAATTGATATAGTGTGCTAGCAAATCCAATCCATGGGCTTTGCTTTTTAGCATAATCACGCTCGGCTTCTAATTTCTTAGCCTTAGCCATTAATTCTTTCTTACCTTCGCCGGTCTTTGGATCGCTTTCATATCGTGCAATCTTGGCTTCTAGTTGTTCTATTTTTTTAGTATCTTTGCGATAGATAGCATCATCTAATGACTGTTCTGCTAGAGTTTGTTTAATACTCTTTGCTTCGTAAAAGCTCCAAACATCATTAGCTGCAATAGTGTTATTCAATGTGATACTAGATAATTTACCACCATACCAACTGTTAACTGCAAGTATTAGTGCAAATACACTAATAACCATACCAGCTTTGTCTTTTAACTTAGCTTCACGCTCACTACGTGATCCAACTGGTGGTTTAACCGCGTTTGGATCTTTAGGTTGTTTTGTTAATAAATTCAATACTGAATCGAATAATGCCATTTTTATCTCCTTATTATTTTTATTATGCTAAACTGGCTATTTGTATTAATCCATTAATTGCAGTATTCATTATCACTAAATTTTGTTGCTCAACTAAGTGTTCATTAACATTTAACTGACTTTGAATATCTTTAATCAATTGGATATATTCTTCTCTACTAATCTGTCCTGCTTTGCACATTTCTGTATATTGATGTGCTTGGGCGGCAGCTTCTGTAACATCTGGATTTCTGCTATCAACACTAGCTAAATCATTTTGATATTGATCTATTGTACTCATTTTGGTTTACTTCCTTCCATCTGTTGTATCTTTGTAGCAGTATCCTCAATTGATTTAAATTTAATTTTACAGAATACTGGGCTAACTGGTTTATCTGAATTGTATTGTGTTTTTAATCCTTGAACAATGTTGTTCAAGTCTACACTACTTTCTTTGACTGGTTTATTGTGTGGTTGAAATTCAGCAAAGTGCATCAATTCCAATGACAATGCACCTAATCGATTAGCAGTCTTTTTGCTAGATTCAACATCATCACACTTGTCTTTTGCCAACATTGATATAGTTCTAATGTCTACTATCAACTTATACTCAACCGGATCATATTTCATTAGATATGCATCAACCAAGTTATTAACTGTGCTACATCCGGACAATGCTAATAAAGCGACAATTAAAACTTTTTTCATTTTACACTTTCAAATATGATTTTTTGAGTATTATACCACTCTATCCAACCGTCAACTTTAACAGAACACTCATAGTATGTTTCATAGTTGATGCTGATTGTCTTAGACACATCGCTAAGTTTTGCTCCATCATTTAGTTTTTGTAAACTTGGGCAACTTTGCATTGTTAAAGGTCCAGGGCTGTCAGGGAATTTCATCGTGACTGGTACAACAGTAGAACATGCAGTCATTAATAGTATTGAAGAAATTATTAATAGCTTTTTCATCATTCAATTTGCCATGTTGGTTTAGTAGTTGGTCTAGCACTGCCAGTACTAATTTTATTTTTAGGATCAGAAAAATACTGTTGACCTTGTTGTTTAATTCTTCGTGCCTCTTCTTCTTCTTTTCTTCTGGCTTCTTGTGCTTTTATAAGTTTGTTTTGCTGTCTAGTGTCCATTTTTTTAGCTTGCGCTTCAGGACCAGTCCTAGCAAAATATGAAATAACTCTATCTAATGCCTTACCCTTAGCACGATTAATTGATAATGCATCATAGTCTTGTAGATTGATATTTCCTTGTTTTGCAAGATTTTCAAAAGAAACATCAATCCATCTTCTAGGTCTGCCGCGACCTTTAGGTTGATCTATTCCGGTAATATCAATTCCTGAATTTAGCGCCATAACAGTATCTCTGTATAGTTTGTCGCTAACAATGTCTAATAGTGTAGTTTCACTATATTGTTCATAAATCAATTCTTTTATTTTCATTTTGGAGCCTCTGCAGAATCGTTATGTGCTTTGATGAATACATCAGGAATTACACATTGACTGTCATATTTTGTAACTTCACGGTCGATGTATTGTCTTACGATCTGTCCATGATCATGTATAACCTTAGTTTTTGTCACTACTTTTGTATTGATTTGTGCACTTGCCTCTTTAGATTTTGCTTCCGCTGCCTCTACTTTAGCCTGTGCTTCTTCTACTCTATGACGCCATTCCATTTCAGTAGCATACCCACCCTCAAAGAAAACACCTAGTATTAGTATCAAAACTGAAAAGAATTGAAGTATTCCTAGGAACTGTGTAGCAGGAGGATACGCAAATTTAAGCAATGGTTTACCAACAGTTGTTACAACTGTCAGTATAAGTCCAGATGCTAAAATGATCTGGATTGCAAGTTGTATTAAGCTATCAGGTATAAAATGTAAGATCCACATATCTTTATTTATGATAAAAATACAGATATATTGGAATATAATATTACACTATTATTACATGTAGTACTTGATGATTCCTACTACGTAAATGACCGTGAAAACAATGTTTACTAGGTACATGCTAGGTTCACCCCACATGAATCCTATTATCATCCAAAGAACTGCGGTGATTAGTCCTAAAAACTTATTGAGGGGTATAATATCAAAACTAGTGCATACGACTAATGACAATCCAGTAGCAAAAGCTATCCACTTTAGATAAAAATCAATTGGTTTATTCAAATTTTAATTTGTAGTAAATGAGTTGTTGGGATGTAAAATATGCGTATATAATATAATTATGACCCCAATATCCCGGATTCCTTGTCCACATGGGTTCTGTGATAGAATTTTCCATAACCCATTTCCCTGCATCTGTTTGTTGCCATTTATAGATAGGGTCTGCTACCAGTAAGTCCGGATCATCTACATCGCCCATAAGTATACTATGGACTTTGTATTTGATTGTAGCTTCTGTCATTTATCTACCTGTTTAATCAAATGATTTTTAAAAACACTTTTTGTAGGAAGTATTCCTTTTAATATTAAACCGCCATTGGTGCAGGCAAAGCACCATGACTTTGGTAGTTTTCGAGTCGAATATCATCTATTGTGAATTTGTCAATATCTATAATATCAGGATTCAACCAAAGTTTTGGCAATGGTAAAGGATCTCTAGATAATTGCTCTTTTACTTGAGTTAGATGATTTTTATAGATATGCGTATCACCTGTACTAATAATTAATTCTCCTACACCTAAGTTGCACACTTGGGCAATCATATGAGTTAACAATGCATAACTTGCATAGTTAAACGGAGCCCCCAAATATACATCCTGACTTCGTTGGTACATGTGGCAGCTTAACTCTTTATTACTATTCACATAGAATTGGCACATAACGTGACAGGGAGGCAGTGCCATTTGATCTAACTCACCCGCATTCCATGCATTAAGAATATGTCTACGACCATTAGGATCTTTTTTGATACCTTCAATCAAGTTTTTGATTTGGTCAACTTCATTGATATGTAAGGTACCTTGACGATTATATTGATTGCCAAATTCATCAACATAATATTCGCCTTTGTGTAGTACAGGGCTACGCCAATGTCTCCATTGTACACCATATACACGACCCAAGTCACCCTCAAATTTTGCTTTAGGTTTCCAGTAACTTGCTAATGCATTAGGTGTCCAAATTGTAGTTGTACCATCTTTTGACCCATGTGTAATTTCTGCAAGCCTACGCTCATCACCTGAACCCTCGATGAACCACAACAATTCTCCTACCACGGCCTTCCATGCTAACTTTTTTGTTGTGACTGCTGGGAAGCCTTTTCTTAGATCAAATCTTAGTTGTCTTCCAAATACAGAGAGTGTTCCTATTCCGGTTCGATCATCTCTAATCTCCCCGTTGTCTAAAATATCCTGAAGTAAATCTAAATATTGTTTCATAAATTGTTTAGTAACTTGTCTGTCTGTGGTTGTACCGTTTCAGCAATGCTTTCAACATTCAATATGAACTCAAAACTGGTAATTAGAGGATCTAGTTCAGTAAGTTTACGACTAACTACTTCTTCTACTTCTTCAGGATCTAGTCCTTGTTTTAATAAAGATTGTATATTGATGGTATGTTGTTTTTTACCAATCATTCTTACCACAATCTTTTTAATAAATTGTACAGGAACTCTACTTTTTTCTACATCTTCAAGTATGTGTTCCCATTTGCTTAGGTATTCTGGAGACATTTATTTTTGTTTAATTTGTAATTGTTGCCTTTGCAGGGCGACCACGCTTTTTAGCAGTTGGTAATATAGACGGTGCAGGTGTAGCTACACCTAACATTTCATTAGCCTGATCCCTAAGTCTTTGACTTTCTGCTAGTAAACCCTTAGCCTCTAATTCCATTTTTATTGCTTGTTGTTTCAAATTATTTGCCAATGTATCATCACCTAATACACCTGCAGGAGCATTAGATACAGGAGGAGTAGGTGTATTATTTCTAATCTGTTTAGCAATATCTACATCTTGCTCACCGACTGTATTATTAATTTCAGCCATTCTTTTTACTGCTTGCTCACCTTGTTGCATTTCATTTAAAATTTTGTTCAATTCGTCAAGCTTAATTTTAGTAGTAGGACTTGGTGTTACAGTAACTTGGCTTGTTTGGGTTTTCTTTAACAAACCTTCAGCATGTAAAATTTGCAAAATAATTTTACCATCCTTAGTGTAACTGCGATTCAATGCATCAGCTAGATTCTCACTATTTTGACCAATATCACTCTCAATACATCTTATCAATGCATCGTGTATATGTGCATTCAATGTTTCGGTATATACAACTAAACACATATGTGATTCATTTGGCACTTCTCTAAAGACGATAGCTACTTTGCGATCACCTATTTTTCCAACGTGTCTTAAAAAACTCATAAAATTCTCCTTATGCTTTTACAGCTCAATATATTTAATACTATTGTTGGTTACCAAAAAAATTATTAACTTCCGCCCCAACGCAATTCGTATATCATTGCTTCTTTTGGGTCTTCAAAAAATATAATATTTTTCATATCAGGGAAAGCAAATATCGATTGAGACAAGTCATCATACGCAATATTGCTAATACAATATCTACCTGATAATTTACTTAATACCCACATGTGTTTTTCTTCAGTAAGAGTTGCACTTGTTTTTATAAAGTGAGGTGGTAAATGCAGTACCTCACGATTACCAAACCAAGCTATAGGATTAATATCAATCATCTTGTAAGTGCATCCAACATTTTATACTTACTATATGCCTCAGCTACAATAGGATTAGAGTTTTGATTTGTAGGTACAATATCTAACCAAATTTGATTTCTAAAAATAGGGTGTACATATGGATTACCACTATAGTTTCTAGGCTGATGTATCTTGCCATTTTTGTATAAAGTCTCAGCCATTTTTAATACATCTTCATGTGAAAATTCTTCACAATCAAAGTCAACTGATATATCACCCATCATATAGTATGCCTCTACAATTTTAATGTATTTGTCAAAATCGTCTGACATAGTGGATGTAATAATGCACACAACATCCTCTTCTTTAACTTCTTTATTCATCAAAGAATTTAAACACCTGCGCAAACTTGTGCCAATTAACATTCCTCATCCTTAACTATTTGATATACCATTTCTGCCTGTTTTACTATATCCGCTAATGCCGTATTTGTTTCACACTCTAACAAAATTTGTTTCCATAAGTACCAACGATCATAGTGTGGTTTTTCAGGATCTTCTATAACTGTCATTCTTTCTGTTGAGCCTACCTTACGTGAGTATACTGTTTTGCCACCATCAGGTGATTCATAGATGATGATCTCCTCAATATTTTTTATCATCATCTATGTTTGAATCAATAAAGATAGCCATTATCTTTAAGACAATGACTATCGCTACTAAACCTACAAAACATTCTATTACAAATGTTAGCACGATTTAGCTCCCTTGTACCTCATCATAGATCGCCCATGTACCGAAAGGGGGATGGGGATCTTTGTCACCATGAATAATCCATGTAGTATCACAGAAGTTTGCATCACCCCAACTACCAAAAGGATAGCCATCAGTAAAAACAATCAAACGTTTAGGCTCAATTGCCTCTTTCTTTAAGTAATCAAAGATACAATCAAAATCAGTACCACCTCCACCTTGTGGTTGATATTCTTCGATTGTGTCCATATTCTCACTTGTGTAGTCTGCTGGATTATAAATTGAAGTGTCAAAACAGAACACATGCACTTTGTAGCCATCAAATGCACTCATCATACCTGAGATTTCACCCAAGAATTGTTGTGCTTGTTTATCACTAATTGAGCCACTCATGTCAATTGCAATAGTAACATCAATTTCTTCACCGGGTGTCATGCCGGGCATGATAGCATCCATGTGCCAACTTCTACGACTAGGTCTCATCCAAGAGTAATCTGTGCGAATAGCACTAGTCAAATTAGTTTGCAATAGTTCACGCCAAGGCATTACAGGGTTAACGTGTTGCTTAATCAAACGTTCAACACCTTTCGGCAGTGAGCCTGCCTCTGCACTTTGTGCGGCATTGATAATTGCTTGTTTAACTTCTTGGCGAATACGTTCTTTTTCTTCAGGACTTAGTTTAGGTCTTTTACTTTTACTTTCACCGTCACCATCGCTCTCACCTTCTTCACCATCCATATGATCATCTAACAATTGCTCAACCAAATCATCAATATTAATTTTCTTGACATTCTTCATCAAGTCATCATAGATTTCTTCAGCTGGTAGACCATCATATTTTTGTTCATACAAACAAGGTACAGTGGTAATGAATTGACCTACTTTGTGTCTTTTCAAATCAGCGTTAACTGCATAGTCATCAGCAATATTCCATATCTGAGGATCACGTGTATTTCTACGACCAATGTGATCATATACTACGTGCAACACTTCATGACCTACTAAGAATTCAACTTCTTTAGGTTTCAACATTTTAATGAAACGACTATTATAATAAAATGTACGGCCATCAGTTGCGGCAGTTGAACACCATTCATCAGCATTTACAAGTTTAAGCCTTGTTGCTAAGTTACCGAAAAAACTATGTCTCAACAACAAACCAATTCTAGCACCTATGAGCAATTCACGTGCTTGGTGATCAATCTTAGGATCCATAGGACCTACTAAGTCATCAAACTTACTTGATTTTTTCTTACTGGGATTAAGTACTTCGCTCATAGTTTCTCCTTGTTAATAGACATATTATAACATATTTTGTATTTAATGTCAAATTCCCATACCCCTGAAACCCCTATCAAATGCAATACGTGCGTAGGGTGGTGCACTGGTAATATAGAATTCTTCAGCTTGAATTTTGCTCATACCTTTTGCTCTTGCACGTTGACCCACTGCATAAAAATATTTCTTACCTGACATATTAAATCCTTTTTAAAAAAGGTGAGAGTATTTCTACCCTCACCATAAAAGTACTTTCGTACTTGGAGCTTATGAAAAATTACTGACCTGCTTCCACAATGTACTTACCATACTTCTTATGAAACTCATCAAAGTTCTTTAATTGAGTTGGTTCAATTGGAAGTTTGTAAGTCTTCAATGCAATCTTAGCACCCATAACAACCAACTCTGTTTCAAAGTTGTTCATCATGTATGTAAAGAAGTTTTCTGCCATACCATGAAACTCTTTTGATGTAATTTTCTTATTGTCAATTGCATCTTTCAACTCATAGCACATAGCAATAGTTAATGCATACATAGCACTAATTTCTTTGATAGCCAAGTCTTTTACTTTGCCATTTAGAATTTCTGTTGGCTCGGGCATCTTACCTGCGATTTTGCGGTGAGCCATAAACTTAACTGCAAGACCCTCACCAACTGCACCTGCTACCAAGTTGAATTGAGTATCACTATCAATATCTTCATCATTCAACAAGTCACTAACAAAACACCAACTACGGGGTGTTGCAAATGCACGACTACTTGATTTGCTATCAAAATCATACAAATCATTTTTAGCAAATGACAAGTAACCAACGACGTCCTTGTGAATGTTTTTATTCACGGCCCATGTCTGCCATGATGTAAAGTCAGGGCGCATTTCTAAGTGAATGAAACGATTAGCAAGGGGCATCGGCATACGATATGTAACACCTTTGTCGCTATCACGATTACCTGCCGCAACAATCACAACATTGTCGGGTAGTTTGTACTTACCAACTCTACGATTAAGAATCAATTGATAACCTGCCGCTTGTACCGCAGGAGGTGCTGAATTCATTTCATCTAAGAAAAGAACAACAGTAGGGAATTGACTAGCAAGTTCTTCATCGGGTAAGTCTACTGGGGGAGCCCAGTCCATCTTGTTGATATCTTTGTTAAAGAATGGGATACCACGAATATCAGTAGGCTCCATTTGTGCCATACGCAAGTCAATTACATGACCACCGATTTCCTGTGCAATATCTGCAACAACTTCTGATTTACCGATGCCGGGAGGGCCCCAGAGAAAAACAGGTCGTTTAGTTTTAAATGCTTGCAAAATTGCTTTGCGAGTTTGTACACTTGTGATTGTGTGATTGTCTGAGAGAGTAGCTGCCATTGTGTGCTCCTTTGTTATGGCGTTTTGAAATTGATAAATGAATTATATATGAGAATTGAATTACTGTCAAATTACTTTTGACTTCTTTTGATTTTTCGGGAAATTGTTGTTAATAAACAATCAAGTAAAATACCTTGTTTTTTATAGGCTTCAACTTCCCAAGGTTGTTTTTCATACTTTGCAAGTACTTGCTCACCTAACCAAAACTTTTTGAATTTACCGTTGCGTGATTTTTCACTTTTATAGTGACCGCGAACAAATTGTTTAATGTGCACCATTTCATGTGCCAATGTCAATAACATTTGTAGTATTGGCAATCTACTATACAATCCTAACTGTGCCGAGTTTTTTCCTGTTTTTAAAGCAAAACCATTTGCACCTTCTGACTTAATGCCAGGATCAGTATAAATGACTACTTTATAGTTACTTTTTGAAATGTTTAATTTTTTAGCATAAAATTTGGCTGACTTTTCAATCGCATCTTTATACTTACTTCTGGTGATGACTTCAAATTCCATTAAGAATCCTTATTTGTTCAATACTTATAGTATAACAGAAAGGGGAATTATTGTCAAATTTACTGTTGTTTTTGTGCAACAAATTATTGCATTAATTGAGCCATTAATATAAGCTTTTCCAGATGATCAATTGCACTATTGATCTTATCTACATTTGGTTTTGTGAGTTCAGGTTTATGCGTTCTCCTAGCATCAACCTCAAGTTTTGAGAGACTTTCAATCATACTCTCAATATTTTTGTACATCTTTTTTAAATCAGGGTTGTACCCAATACTATCTAGTTGATTGGTTAGATTTTTACTAACACCGAACCAATCAAGACTAGATTGTATTTTCATATTATTTGGATGTAGTGGTATTGACAATACTAGGTTCAACTTTTTGCATTTCTTCTTCAGTTGCAAATCTTTTAGGTTGTTGGTCTAGCATTGACTTAGGAAAAAAGTATCCGAAGTTTACAGGTTGCCAAAACTTACTAATAATATTGTTAATGAAAACAATAGCTACTGTAATAACACAAAGACCCAATCCAATTAGAATAGTGCCGATTAAAAAATTGCTTGCTTGATCAATATCCATTTTACTTCCTTAAATTAATTCGTAATCTTCTTTACCACATCCACACTCGGGACATAAAAAGTCATCAGATAAATCTTCCCATTTACCTTCTGTTTCCTCGTCGTGGACATGTCCACAAACTACACATACATGTTGTTCCATTATCTTGCCTCCACTTGTGTTAATTCATCTAACTTAGATTCATAAGCTGCCGCATGACGTTTTTCAATTTTAGTCAATGCCGCAAAACGCTTTTCTGCCTTTGCAAGAATATTTGCAAATTGTTCTGCATGTTCTTTGCTTTCATCAATTTGAGTCTGTGCCTCTTGTGCCATTTTCAAATTACCTTCTGCAACTGCCATTGTTTGAAACTCAGGGTACATTGTAGTGAACTCATATGTCTCACCTTCAATTGCTTTTTGTAAACATTCAGCAGTAGTTGGCTTACCAATGAGTAATTCTAAATGACCCCATGCATGCAGTAGTTCTTGATCTGCGGTGTGTTCAAAGTGCTTTGCAATATCCTCATATCCTTCTTCTCTTGCAATTTTTGCAAAATAACGATATTTTGTATGAGCTTGGCTCTCGCCTGCAAATGCAGCTTCTAAATTTTTAATTGTAACTGACATTTTTTCTCCTATATAAAAACACATTCTACAATAAAAAAGAGGCTCTGTCTAGAGCCTCTTTACCCAAATAATCTATTTAAAGATTAGAATGAACGAGTGTAGCTTAGATTATAGCTATGATTTGTACTGTCACCAGTAACACGATCAAAGCGAATACCAACGCTATCTTTATTAGATAAAGCATAAGACAAACCAGCACGAGTTGTGCGTGTTGCGTCTAAATTAGACTCTTGGAATGCATCACGGAAACGGAAACCTACTTTAGCAGTTGCCTTTCCAATTGAATATGTAACACCTGGCTCAACACTATAGTAACCAAAGTGAGTAGTATTTGTATACTTGTCACCTAATGCTACACGAGTATAAATGCCAATTGGGCCAACTGGTAGTGAACCTGTTAGACCTGCTTCGTCACGTGTTGACAATGCATGTGTACCTGCGGCAACATACTGTGTAACACCAACATCAGCCGTGAACATATTGTTTAGTGAACCACGAACAGTAACTTGACTATTTGTTGAATTTGCAGCTCCGTGATCGCCAATTTGATTTTGACCTTCAAGAGTTACAGATGCAGCAAAAGCTGATCCTGCTAATGTGATTAAACTTGCAATAATGATTTTTTTCATATTAAACTTCCTTTAAAAATAGTTTATCTACATATTTATGCAAAATTGCATACAAAGATATTTTAAGATGAGATATCTTCATCTTTCGGGGATAAACCGTTACTATGCCTATCTGTGGTTTTATCCACATCCTGAAATAGTCGTTTTTCCTGAGCAGTTAGACTATCCTTGTGTAAATGTCTGGGATTACCACACAATCCACATTCGGGGTTTCCACAATCCATAGCATGGTGTTTGCTTAAGCGATGCGGTTCTCTAAGAGATGCATCATTTGGTTGTACACCATGTTGTTTGGCAATTTTAGTTTGCTTTTTTATAGCATTTTCATCTTGATGTAAACGCTTGGAATGTTTGAATTTGTCTTGTTCTGTACTCATAATGTAACTTTACATTAATTTAACACTATTGTCTAGCCTTGGCTAACCCAAATATTTTAAATATGGTAAAATACATATAACCAATATCAAACTCATACCATTTACGACTTAGTTTTATATTAGCAGGAGATAGATGATGATTGTTATGTAGTTCTTCACCACCAATGATAATGCCCCATGGACTAATATTGCGGCTTTGATCTGTTGTTTCTCCATTACGATATCCTACCCAATGTCCGGCACCATTGATTACACCGGCTGCCCAAAAGGGTATCCATATCATTTGCACACCCCATATAACTATCCCAACAAGTCCAAATAATTGAATGTTAATCCAGAACATAATAAGTATACCCAAAAAATTATACTTAGAGTATACATTATGTTCTAACCAATCATTGGGAGTACCAATACCATACTTGTCTATAGTTAGTGTATCTTTAGCCCCACGACTATATAACAATGCACCTTGTGTTAATACAGTCCATATTCCAAAAACATGAGGGCTATGTGGATCACCTTCTTGGTCTGAAAATACATGATGTTTGCGATGTATAGCTACCCATTGTTTAGTAACCATACCTGTTGTTAGCCATAGCCAGAAACGCATAAAGTGACTTAGTATGGGGTGAAAAATTATTCCTTTGTGTGCCTGTCCTCTATGTAAAAACAGAGTGACACACACGATAGTGATATGTGTTACTATCAATGTATAGATTGTATATGTCATAATCTATTTATGTGGAAAAAGGCTCGAATGAGCCTTTACCAAAATATTAATTATTAATTATTAATTATTTTTAAAGTAAACATCAAAAGAATCATCAGGTCCATGAATTTCAAATGCATCAGTAATATTTTTTATTACAGTTTCATCTGGGTCAGTACCTGTTACCGTAGTAATAATGTCTTTGATTGTTTCAATAACTATTGTAGCTACATTTGAATCAACAATTTTGGGAGATGTAGAGGTTACAAGTGTTATTAATCCAATCATTTGATTAGCATTAGCCAATATTATTGGGTCGTGAACAACAACTGCTCTTATTACTGCGGATATTGTTGCAATGGCTGCAGGATCAGTAACTGCAGGAGCGGCTATTTGTTTTGTTACAACTTCATTGACAATTGCAATAGCATCTGTATTTCCTATACTTGGGCTATTGGCTATTACTTTAGCCAAATCATTAGCAGTTTTCACTGGATCAGTTGTTTCTGTAGCAGAAACAACCGCAACTATTGCATCTGTTGTTTCAACCAACTTTTTTTGTAGATCCTTTATTTCATCAGTCATTTTTATTCCTTTTATTTATAAATTTATAAATGTTGTGAGTGAGGTACTCACAACTATTTATCACATATAATATAATAATATTATATATTATTTATATATTAAGCTGGAATGTAGTCAATACCTGAACCAGCTAGTACACCAGTTGTTGCGGGAGCAACACCAACCAATCCAATTGTTTGTTGAAATGTTGTGATATGTGCCGCAGATGCTAACATCGCACCTTCAGTAGTTGCACCAGTTGCCAATTGTGTTACATAGGGTAATGCTTGTGCTGGAGTTGGTGCAGTACCAACTACATTTGTATATACAAAATTAACAAAACTTGCATAATCACTACCGCCGGCCGCAGTTGCAAATACACTTGAACTTGCAATTATTTGTGCTACTTGTGCACTTGTTGAACCACTGTCTTCCAATTTGATACCAAGACCTTCGTACGTAGTGTTAACTGTACCGCCCAATCCTGCTTTCAACAATGCATATACATCACCTGCATGTCCATTCAAATCAAACGCGGTTGACTTGTCTGTATAGTTGATACGTTGGTAGTTGTTTAAGTTAAAACTTACTAGTGTATCAAGTGCACTGGTAACTTTAAGAACATTGTTTGTTGTATCATTAACAACTGTATAGTCAACTGACTTGTCATTTAATGTATATGTATTGATTGCGGCATTACCATCTGGTGTTACATTAATAGTTGTATTAATGATGCCATTACCAATTGCACCAACACCTGCGGTTGCAAATGTTTTAACTGTGCCGTTTGTGCCAATACCTGTCACAATGATAACATCATTGTTAGCAGGGGCAGCGCCACCAAGACTTGTGCCTGGAATAGTAATTGTATCACCTAATGCATATCCTGTACCTGTATTAGTAGATTCAACTGTTGTAGCATAAACTCCATTAGTCTTTGTTACATCAAATTTAGCTCCTAAACCTGAACCACCTGTTGCTCCAGTTACTGCCGTGTATGTTGTGTTGATTGGTGTTACACCAATTGTTACTGTTGTTGTCATAATTTTCCTTTATAAAGTGTGTGATTATACACTTTATATTTAGTTTGTCTGTGACGATAATCACATTTCTATGTAGATTTTTTGGTTAGTATAGAATTAGAGTCTTTGCATTTATGGGTTCGTTTTTTGTCATAGTCTGGGTAACTTTGATTTGTTGTCCATCTAGGTATGTAATATTTTTTATCATCTTTACCCGATCCACTATAACACATTTTTTGTTCTTGCATAGATTACTCCTATACATATATAACGCGGTAGTATGTGTTTTAGTTGACAAAAGGAAACCTGCCGAAGCAGGTCCTGAATTTCTGTTACGAGGTATGTCTTACCCTAAGCAGTGTTTAGGCTGCTAATTGGAAAACTGAATCGTTTGCCTTTATAGATTTTCTTCTTTTTACATCGTTGCTGATGTGCTGTCCACTCTGTTACTCTTTGCCCTGTCGAAACCATGCTCACCCCCGTCAAGAATACACTAATCTAATATACTCTTGGTGGAAGTGCCGGGGCTCGAACCCGGGTCCAGAACACCTTTCTCTTTGCTTCATACAGCAATAACTTACACTATATATTTATTTCTTTGAATCGTCAACTGTTTTGGAAATATCAGTTTGTTCTGTATTCTTTTTATGATACATCAACTCTTTCCAAGCTTGTTGAGCTTCATTATAGCTAGCCCAAACTTGTTTCATATCATCCTGATCAGTATCAGTCTTCTTTGAGTCCGATGTCATCTTTGTGAGTCCTTTGATACCAATCATAACAATAGCAACCACCTATGATGATAACTATAATTAAAAACAATAAAACATTATCATCCATAGTTGTTACCCCTTATTTTAATTAACCGTATACGAATATTGCACCAGGTGATCCAGAACCACCTGCAGCTATAGTGGCAGGATATCTTCCCCCGCCACCACCACCGCCATTACCATATCCAGTAGCTCCGGATCCAGGGGCTGCACCAGATGAATTGCCACCGCCCCCTCCAGCTCCGCCGCCGCCGGCGCCACCAGGACCTGCACCACCGTTTGCCGGACAATAAGCAGTTTGAACACTACTTCCGCCCATTTCATAACTGCCACCGCCACCGCCACCTGCACCCATTGTCACATTGGTGCCACCTATATTAATTGTAATACCATCTCCACCTGCACCACTAAAACCTAATCCTAAATAACCACTAGTACCATATCCTGAAATATAACCATTTTGACCTTGCCCAGCACCGTTAAGCGTAGTTAGTGTAATACTCGAGGGTGGATTTCCTGTATTAGATTGAAAAAATGTTGCACCACCATTATTAACTGGTGCCCATGGATTTAATAAATTGTTGTTTACAAGTACGATATAAGGTGGTGATGAACTAGAATTAGGCCATTGTGATACTACTTTGTTTGTACCTGGTATCACTCCTGTGTTAACCGCTATGCTTACTGTATTGGCATTATTTGTAGTAGTTCCGGCGCCACCGCCTCCTCCATTGAATCCGTTATTCATTGATGACCCGCCGTTATTACCGTATGTAGAGGCAGTATATCCTGGATAAGTATAAAAACCTTGTCCACCAAATGCACCTTGTATATTGTAGTCTTGTCCACTAGCACCACCACCTGAACCCCCGGGTAATCCACTTCTTGCGTTTCCGGTATGTCCATTAGCAGTTGCAACAGTTGGATTATTCCAGTCTCCGCCACCACCACCACCGCCACCCGGAGCTGTGTAGTATGTAGTACCGTTACCATCGATGATAGTAGAATTTCCACCAGATACACCAGCAGTATTAACACCTCCGGTGCCACCTGCACCTATTGTTAGTTTTAACACTTGTCCGGCATGTACCGAAAAACTAGGCACATATATAACTCCGCCGCCGCCTCCACCACCCCCGCCGTCCCACTTGCCTGCACCGGCATTACTTGATCCTCCACCTCCACCTCCACCAACCATTAATATTGCAATACTTGTTACACCTGAAGGTATAGTAACTGAGTAGGAAACACCAGGTGAGTATCCAGTGTTTTGACTATATTCATATAATTTGGGTGTATAAGCTGCCTTACCTTCTAAATCAGCCATTGAAATTTGACCAGAAGGTTTAACTGCTAATGTTCTTGGGCCACTATCGTTAAGTGATATTGTTGCAGTAGATGCTTTACTTAATTCAACATCTACGTTTGACATTGATATGTTATTTGTAGGTAATGTCATAATTTATTAAAGATTTGTTATCCTGAATTTGTATCAGAATTAAAACTATTAGGATCAACTGTAGTAAAATATAAATCTATAGTTGCAGGTGAACCTATAGAAAAAGTTACAGACAATTTAAAACTACCTATATCTGATATGCCTGCTGCATAATCCCATTGTAAAAATCCATTAGGATCTAAATTACCAAAGTTTAAGTTAGTATACTGAGTTAATACCCAATTACCTGGTCCACCTGAATAAACATTTCCAATTATTGGACCTGTTACAGGTGTACCATTAAATTTTATACTCAATGCCATATTTATAGGTATTGTACCGTACCATGGTGCGTAATTATAATTACTGTTTTGATCCTGAAATTGAACCATATTAGTATATGTCACTGGAGTAGGGGTTGGTGTTGGGGTTGGTGTCGTTGCAGCTATCTGAATATTAATTGAGTTAGTTGTTAAACCATCGCTTCCGGTTGCTACCAGTGTATCAGTAAATGCAGATGTTAGTGGATCATTAAGATTTGAAATTAATACTACACCAAATGCTCCTTTACTACTTTGTACAAGTGCAGTAGTAAGATTTGGATTATTGATACTTGTAAGTGTATAAGTTGCACCTTCTGTTCCACCTGTCATACTTGCAACAAAAGAGTCAGTAGATACAAATGGACCATATGTATCTAATATCAAAGTTGGTACTCCTGGTGGTATTACAACTGATACTGTATTAATTTTTACACCATTTGTATAAGGATCATTACTAAAGTTTTTTACTGTTGTGCCGTCACTAAAAGTCCAAATAGGATTATATAAACCAGCAGCGAAAGCTTGAGGCTGTGAAGTTATTGTTCCACCTGTTGGGGGATCACCGGGTGGAATAGTTACAAATAACGTACCTACAGTTTGTTGTTTTCCTGCAATAACACCACTTAAATATACATCACCTGGCGCACCACTAAATGTTGAACTCAATAATACAGTTGAATCTGTTGTTGAATATTGCAAGGGATCATTATTAGTTTGAGTAAAATTATTTAAGTTTACAACATTATTATACGTTGTGGGTGTACTAGCAAGTGTAATATTAATTGATGCAACCGGAAGCGGTGGATTATACGATGAGCTTGTAGTTAGTGTATCATGGTCTCCGGGGTTATCACCTAAATCTGATATATGAATAATAGACTGTGGATCAAAATTACTTAAGAAAGTCACAACTCCTTGTCCATTGCTCTGACCTTGAGCTATTATTCCATTTTTTCCACTAAGATAATATTGTCTACTAGGAGTAGCACCACTCATTGTTACTGTAATTGCATCAGTTTGTTTATATGGACCTGATGGAGTAACAGTTAGTACTGGAGCCGCAGTTATTGGATCTGCAATAATTTGTATTCCATTTGACAAATCTGATCCAGCACCGTTAAAATTATTTACTACAGTACCGTCACTAAATGTGAATGTAAATGTATATGTGCCTACCTGATAACCAGTAGGCTGATATGTAACTGTTCCGCCTGCTGATGTGGGAGTACCTACTTGAGTAGGAATAGTTGCAATCACCCTACTAGCTGTTGTTACTGGTGAACCAGTCAATGGTGTATATACGCTTGCCATACTTACATCACCGGGGGCTCCAGTAAGTATAATACTCATGTTATATGCTTTGGTAACAGTAGTTGTTGAATTAGTTGTTGCAGCGGTTGTACCTGTTCCTGTATACTGATATCCAGTTAACGATGCTGTATCATTATATATAACTGTTTGTGACTGCGCCTTAATTGAGAAAGAAACAGATTTTGAATGCCCAGTTGCTAGAAAAGTAAATGTTACAGTATAATTATCATTAATAGATATACCTTGCAAAGGATCTGAAGTGAAATTACCATTAGCATCTACAGTAAAAGGATTGGGTACCGTACCAGTTGGATTTGCAGATGCATCATATATATTTAAATCAGTAAAGAAACTAGCATAATTACATGTAATGGTTACATAATCATGTGGTGTTGCATTTGATATAGAGATTACAAATACTGGTCCACCCTGAACATAACTAGTTTGATTTGGTGATAATGCTACTGTTTCTGTGACGGTATTTGGTGGTGTAGTAAATGTAACTGTTGCAGGATCTAACGGAATAGTTGTTACAACTCCGTCAGTTGTAGTAAATTGAAATTGTATTTGAAATGTACCTGCAGGCATTGTTAGTGCACTATATGTATATTTTCCTGTACTGCCTAATGTTACTTGATATGTGGGGATAGTTCCTCCACCTACTAATGATGGTAATACTACATCACCTGGATTTCCTACTAATTTTATATCTACTGGTACTGATGTATATTCTCCACCTGAATTATATCCACTACCATCATGATTTACTAATGTAGCAGTTTGTGTTACAGGTGTAGTAGTTTTTGGTTTTGTAGCAATTACTTGACTAGTCCCTTCTATTCTAAAATTTATATTAACAGGGGAACCTGAGTTCTTAAAACTAATTGTTGAATAATATTTTCCAGGATCTAATGCACCAGAATTAGTTCCATCTGTATTTGGTGCACCATTTAATGGAAGTGTAAGTGCTCCATTATTATCCAATGTGTATGTAAAGGGGCCATATGGTCTTTGATAAGTTAAATCAGGACCATTATTAGGTGTTGAATAGCCACTTATAGTTATTGTATCTCCTGACAATCCGCCTGATACAATGAAATTAAAACCTATGTTTGAATTTTGCTTTCCATCAACATAGTTAGAATCAAATCCAACCTGTACATGTGCCGCTACAACTATAGAATATGATTGTGTTAGTGTATTATTACCATTTACACAAGATACTGATCCGGTATATGTTCCTGCCGTTGTAGGTGTACCAGATAATGTTATTTGTTTTTGCTTATAACCAGTAACAGGATCAGATGATGCGGGATTAGTAGTAATACTCAACCCCGGTGGCAATGTACCTGAAGCATTGAATGCATAACCTAAATCAAATTCACCATTTTGTACATAAATTAATTGTGGGCTATAAGGTGTGCCCACAGTTGCTTGAGGTAGTGCATAGGTACCTATGTTATTTGGTGTAGCAGGGAACATTTCAAAAGGAGTGTTGTTCACTGTACTGTATGGTCCATTTACATACCACACAGGTATTATATTTGCATTTGGTCCAATAGACATTTTACCATAATATTGCCAAGGATATTTGCCACCGCCTCCAGGACCATCTGTTCCTGGAGAAATAGTATTATCTACTGTAGCCGATAAGAAATAAATTGCAGCTTTATTAGAACCAATATTAGGTGTAGTAGGTAAATCACTTGCTGATATTACGACTGTTGCAGTACCTACACCTGGATCAATTACCGAAGATTTAGTTTTACCTACTATAGCTGCAGTTAACGGATCTACTACTGCTACACCAAATGTTACTACTGTTGCACCTATAAAACCAACAAGAGTAAATGTTATTGGTAATGAATTTATGTCTGTCAATGGTGCAAAATTAGCAGCAGGTGCCCAATCAGGAGGTAAATCTATACTAGTCACTGGTTTAGCTAATTGATTAGTTCCGGATACTGCCCAGTCAAAGCTATAACTTAATGCGCTAAAATGTATTGCAGCAGGTATACCTTTAGCTAAGGTTAATGAATTAGCCACTACATGACCAATACCATTAGGTACGCTCGGTGTTAGTGTTATTGTTATACTTTTATTAATAGTAATATTTTTACTAGTGGTAAATATAATTACAGCAGTACCATTACTGTCAACTATAAAATTTTGTGTTCCGCTAATTGTTACTATTGATTCATCTTTTCCATTTAGATTAATATTTGAAAAATCACTTGCGGCTAATGCAATACTTCCGTCCGCCGGAGCACTAATACCACCAATAGTAAATGGTACTTGAGTTTGATAAGGTACGTTTGTAGTTTTTAATATAAAATATATGCTATCCCCGGGTTTTACTCCACTACTAGGATTACCTTGAGGATCTTGTGCATATAGATTATAAGTTTTAACTGGTTTAGAACCGCTTTGTGTTATAGTTAATGTTTTAGATATAATTGTTTTAGAATCATTTCCAAATACAAATGTAAATTTGAATGGGCTTACTGGTACGAGTGATGCATAATTTGAATGTGTATATGTATATGCACCTGTTGCATCTAGTTTAAATATTTGAGGTATTGATGGTACTATATAAGCTTGTGTAGGATCGTCTTGTGGATCTGGCGGATATAAACCAGTAGCAGTAATTGTATCGTTAGGCGAACCAGCAAAAACGATAGTTAGTGTATCACCTGTGTTTATACTATTGTTAGTTGGCATTGTTACTGTATTAGTATATACAGGAGCAGTAACTGTATAATTAGCTGTTTGTACGACTGCACTTGGTCCTGTACCTATAGTAACAGTAACTACCAAAGTATCAGGTTTTGACGGTGCAAGTACGTCTTTCTTTATTGTATATGTTGATGCAGTTGATATTGCACCAGAGTATGACAAGTTTGTTGCACTTGCAGCACCAACAATTGTCATAGCCCATGTTAATCCATACCCATTACTTGCATCAACACTAATACTAAATTGCTTTCCTGAAACCTGTGTAGTTGGAGTAAATGTGATGGCACCTAATGTTGCCGCTACAAGTGTTTTGTTATTAATAGTATAAGTTGATGAATTGCTTGGTACATCCCATGATTGGCTAAATTTATAAACACTTGCGCTTTGACTATAATGTGCCGGTAATTTAGTTATATCAGGATATGAGTTAGGGTTTAAGTAAGGTGGTATAACTGTACATGTAACAGTGGTACCAGCAGATACATTGTGTATACCACTAGGTACTTGCACAAACCATGTTTGTATATTGATTACTGTACCATTATCACCATTATTACCGTGTGTTCCGTTTGTTTTTGCTAATACGCTTATATATGAACCAGCTCCGCTACCTGATCCGCCTACAGTACGTCTAAAGATTTCAGTATAAGCTGTTGTTAGACCATAATAACCACCGGTAGTAAATAATATATTACCACTGGATGTTGTCGGAGGTATACCACCTACTACCGTTACTCCAGTATATACAACACCATTAATGTTTTCTGTTCCTGTACTAACACCAGAAATGTATAAAGATCCGCAACTACTTGCTAATTGATTGAATATGTGGTCTATACTAGTTGAGGCACCATCGGTAGCACTAAATTGTAATTCTATTTGTCCACCTAAATTGAAAAAATATCTTGTTCTATCTGGATCTGTAAATGTTAAATCATTTTGAAATACAATTATATTATTCCATGTATCTGCACTAGTTTTTGTATTGGTTAATGGAGTACCTTGTTGTACACTATTATTTCTATTGGTATAGATTGAATGCAAGGCTGCTATTAAATTTGCATCTGTTGTAATTTTACTACCAATCACAGGCGGTGTAATTGAAGGAATCGTAGTACCCTGTTGATTTGCAATTAAATTAGTAACTGCTATTACATTTTCCCAATCTTTGGCACTGATTGTAGTAATTGTATGACTGAGTGTTGGATCTGCGATAGGCGTTAATTGTGCTTGACCATAACCAGATGGACCTACGCCTGTTCCCCATACTGCATTTATTGAGTTAGGTAATACAGTAGGAGTATATGTTGTAGGAAACGCTTGTGTTGCTATATTAATTAATGTAGAAGGTATTGAATATGGGCCCAAACCAGGAATGTTATGTGAGGCTGCGTATATAGTAGGATATCCATCACTACCTGCAGGTCTTGTAACTGCACCACCTGTATTACCTGAACTATCAACATTGACTTCAATAAGTGTGACATTAGCTGCGTTGGCTAATCCAGCTTGTAAATTTGTGGCGAAAGGAACAATACTTGTATTTGGTACCAATGTGTCTGCATCATTATACCAAAAGTAAAATTTACAATTTGTATTAACAAGAGTGCTATTAGCTAACCAATTTGATAGTTGATAATAAGGGCTTGCTGATGCAGGATTTCCGCCATTCATGTATGTGTTTATTAATCCTACTGCTGCCGTACCAGCTGGATTCTGTGCATCTGATGCACCGGCTGTTACTAGATTCATTGGTCCTACAATACTTAACACAGATGTAGGGAAAATGCCTCCGTTATTCAATGCATTCTGCATTACACCCATTATTGCCAAGTGACCACCAGCAGAACCACCGGCAACCATCAAACCAAATGATTTAGCCGCAGCACGTGTATATCTCCACATATTTCTACTAGCTCCAATATTAGGTGCATTGGTATATCCTGCACCATCAGATAATAGAAAATTAACAATTTGTTGTATGTCAGTGACATTATTAGGGAAGAATCCAGTAGGAGTTGGATCTTGTGATGTACTTGCGGCTAGTCTATAATTTGCATTTACAACTATATAATTGGCTTTTACTAAGTATTCAAGTTGTACATTTGATACAGTAACACCAAGTTCTTGGCTTTTATCACCAATAATCCAACCGCCACCGTGAATCCAAAGTACAACACCTTTTGGTGGAGTTCCAATATTAGTTGTGATATCCCAAGTACTTGGAACTAAAATATCTACTGTCTGTAAATTATCAGTACCATAATTGATATCAGAATATGTTACAACATTAATTGTAGCAGTGGAACTAGAAGTTGTAGTACCAGTACCAATTATGGTATTATAATCAATAGCTTGTACTAATGACTTTGATTTATATGTCATTACTAAATCCTTATTTAACTGTTACAAACGCTGTAATTATGCCTTCATCTGAAGTATCTTTATCTGTTAATGCACGACCTATTGTATTAAATGCATTTGCTTCATTTTTTGTAGCAGACCTAGCTTTACCTTTACCAGCGCTCACTAATCTATCACCTTTGCGAACTTGTCCAATAACTTTAACTGGTACACGACCACTTAGTGCGATTGCTGGATGTGTTTCATTAGTATATCCATGTTGGCTATTCATAACATAGGCAGCCTTCATACTAACTACACCAAATACTCTGTCACTCAATTCATCTACCACTGCAGTAACTTCTTTGTCACCGCCTAATTCAACTACTGTTCCTTCATCATAAGTCATATCTGATTCAAAACGTTCTGCCAAGTCAGCATATGTTGCTTGAATTGTAGATCCTGCAGTCAATGTCCATGTACCTGTGATGTTGCCTGTTGCTGCAGCAGTAAGACCAGCTGATATATTGCTAGTTGTTAATGAAGAAGGAGTCAATGCTCCGTTGAATGGGCTACTTGGTGCACCACCTGGGCTACTTCCAGTTAAGAAAGTATATACATTTGCATCATTGTATGTTCCACTTGGATTAAAAGGTTGTCCATTTGCGTACATATATTTGTCACATAAGATACCATATACATTTCCAGTATTGTTAACTGCTAAGTTTCCAGTTTGAATGGTTAATGCATTTCCTGAACTTGTGCCTACGGCAGACCATAATCCTGTTAATGTTCCTGTTACACTAGTTCCACCAGCAGTAAGAATTTGTGTTTTAAGTGTACTTATATTTGCGTTTGTAAATGATGCATTTGCTGCCGTAACATTTGCAGTAATCGTAGCATTGCCTGTTGTAAAGTTGTTTGCAGTTGCAATATTTCCTAAACTTGCATTTCCAGATGTAACATTACCAGTTACTACTAAATTACCTAATGTTGCAGTTCCACCTGAATTTGTACTTGTTAATGTAATCCATGCAGTAGCAGTACTTGTATTGTCAGCAGGGCATACATTCAATGTATTCTGTGAACTATTGAACCACAATTGACCCTTGATTGGATTCGCAGGTGGTGTGGGAGAACTGAAATTTTCTAGCAACTGAACAAAGTTAGTATCAAGTGCGGCTCCATATTGACTAGAATTTCTGCCAAACAATGAAAGCGATGTGCTTGTTGTATTAATTGTTCCATCTTGAATCGTAGTCAATACTTGACCATTGCTACGTAATATTGTATATTGTGCCGCCATTTAATGTCTCTCCGTTATATATTTATGTTAAATTGTAACCATATTAGTCAAGCTTTGTACACGAACTGTATAGTCAACTTGAATTTGACGGTTTAAACTTTTTTGTACTGGATGAAAAATAACATGAGTTAGTAGTTTAGTTATTTTTCCACCATTACTATCTGTTCCGTAATTTGCTAATAATCCGATTTCGTCAAAAACAAAATCACTTTGCATGTATGTACCATTATCAAAAGCTGTCTGTCCAGATGGCTCTGAATAATCTAATAAACAAGAAACAATAATATCTGTGTAGACTTTACCTGTTGAATGGTTGCTACTCATTTTATTTCTAATTGGATTGGTGTTTAATATGTTTGTATCATCAATGATTTTTGCATATGTTTGATTATACAAACTAGCATTTTGTCCAGTTGTATTGGTTGGTAAATATGTGATAATACCAGTAGTATCCACGCTACTACCACCGTTACCAAACCCCATTTGATAAATGGTACCTACACCCCTATTACTAAGACTATCAGCAATTGCAATGCTCATATTTTCATAGTGAATAGCGTTGTCTTTTTCTAAAAATACTTCCTGTGTCACAGGATCATATATTTTTAGAAATCCTCTAATTGTAAATGGTATGCTATTAAACATTAATTATCGCCTCTAATTTGAACTATCACTTCACTGGTGTTAGGATCGTAAATCTTTACGCTGGAGCTAAAGTATATGCCGGATTGTTCGTCAACCGGCTTTTTTTGTTCTTCAACTTCAATTTTTTCTGGTTCTTTTTCACTCATTATGTTATTTATCTATTAATAATGTCCGTAATTTAAGAAATTGGGTACTGAACCAGTGCTTAATTGTAATGGATCACCCTTGCTATTGATGTTTTTACTTTCCCATGTCTCTGTATAGTACATTGGATCTAGTTTTACTTTATTATTTCTACCATAAACAATGTCATATTTTGAATGAGTTTCTGAGACTGCTGAACCTAATACCCCGCGGACTAACCCAACCAATGCATTATTGATAGGATCTAATAATAAAAATCTTATTTTCTCACCGTTAATCTGTACAATATTAGTATCAGTCGTTGTAATATCTACAATTCGTGAAACATCATTTACATATATGGTATCATCAGTTAATAGTAAATCTTGAACTAACCAAGTGCCATCAACATCATTATCCCTATATATACTCATATTTGAGTTTTTATCAATATCAATCGTGAATGTATTGCTATTTGGTGTTGCTCCTGTAACCATCGCTAATACTGTTACCACGTCCCCGCTACTAACAGAAGTTTTAGGAGTAATAGTAATTGTATTAGTACCAGTTTGGAATGAGTATAAGTCAGGGCTTATTATTTTTCCATTGATATACACTAATGCATTGGTATAGTAATAAGGAGTGACATCAGGATATGTACCGGAATCAACTGGTTGGTCCATTGTCAATGTAACGCTACTTCCACTCAATGATGTACTTGTTTTGGTATTCAAGAATAAGCGTTTCGTTTCGTTGAATGTTGTAATCGCAACATGATCACCTGCACTCAATGATGCAGATATGGTTAATGTATTGGCTGTCGTATCAATTGTGTAATCACTAGATGCTAATCTTAATCCATTCTTTTCAACAATTGCATTTGTTGCATTTGGTGTATTCACAGTAATATTACTTGACAAATTAAACACACTACTAGATGTATAACTGAATACTTGTGTCTCAGGAATTGAATAACCAATTTCATACAAGTTAAGATGATTTTTACTAGTATCTAATAATGCAAAAGAAATGAAATCTATTGATTGATCATATGTATTTGCAAAACTTATTATTGTATAGTTGTACTCACCGCCACTATAGGTGACAAAATAGTCGGTTTCATATACAAGTTTATTTCCATTATGGTAACAGACCGGGTTATTATCTTGCGGTATATATGCATGTTGTATATGTATTTCACTAAGACCAGTTAAACTATTTGTCTGTAATGGAATATTATCAGATGTACCACGAGCATATTGATTACCATTACCAATTTCATATACTTCAACTACAATTGATTTCATTGAATCTACAGAATTAACTAATGTAACTACTTTAGTAATCCAATTGATCGTATAATCTATAGTTTGATATAATCGTGTACCTGTTCCTGTACCATCAGTTGAATCAAACAAGAAAACACTTAATTGTGCAGGATTTACAACTAAATTAGAAAAACTGAATTTTTGTGCAGTAACAGTAACTAGTTGGTGCGCTTTATTGAAATTTGTATATCCAATATATGAACCGCCTACATTTTGAAGTATCAAGTCATTATCATCCCAATGACTGCCAGGGGTTGTGATTACACGTATCGATACGATGTCTGTCATTACACCAGGAACTAATTCTTCTGGTCCATAACCAAATAAGAAATCATTACCTTTAACTGTTACATAAGGTAATTTTTCTAATGGATCTATTTGATTGCTTGGTTGTCCAATAACACTAACATCCAACCAAGTTGTAGATGGATTGTTACTGCGATAAATATTGCCGCCATCTGCACCTATATACAAATATGTACCATCAAATGTAATAGAATTGAAATTATAATTTACATTAACTATTACTTTATCAAATGTTAACCCATCACTTGAGGTTAGTATAGTACCATTATCACCTACAATTACAAATTTACCTAATGCATAAGTTGAACTATTTAATTTTGTAGTAACGGTAGGTGTTATTGTAGGAGTAGACCAAGTAGTTCCATTTAATGTAGTATATACACATCCATTATCACCTGCAACTACTATTGTAGTTGGTGAAGAACATATTGTATATAATGTATTGGTTGTTATATATGGAGTCAATACTGTCCATGTGACACCATCTGTACTATAAATGATAGTGCTTGCATTTGTGGTTGCTGGTGCACTTGTTCCTGCATCAGATGTTACTATTGTTTCTCCGCCAACTGCTACAAAACCATCAAAATGTGATGTTACAATATTCTTGATGCAATACAACATTCTAGTTGAATTATCAGATGGTGAAACTGTTGTCCATGTTGTTCCATCGGGACTACTTAATATTGTTTCTCCGGCTGCATAATAATAACCTTGTGCGACTGTTATGCTATTCAACACACCAGGTGGACATGATATTTGATTTACATCAAATGGTGTTTCATCAAAATGTGATACACCAAATTTATTAACAGTAGCACCAACTGTGACCCAATTCTCCAAATCGTAACTCAACATGATTGGATTTTCTGCAACACCTGTTGTTACCAAGTATTGTTGATATGGATCATAATATGTTATACTTGTAACCGATAATGGTTGTGTACTAACTGTGTTGTTGTTATAATGAATTCCATCTGTACTAGACAACACACTACTATGTTGTGAGTTTTCAGATAAGCCAATATAATGTGTTCCGTCATATATTAGTGAAATGATATTTACATTTGTTGGGTAGAACTCTTGTCCAGCAACCACTACATCAATTGGATAACTGTCTTCTGGACTAAAACTATTACCATAGTAAACATTATCAGGATAAGAAACACCTGCTATCAATTGTTTGATATCTTTAGGTAACATGTTACTAGTAGGACTATAGTATGTTGCAATTCTATCTAATGCATTAAGATTAACATCATCTTGATTTACTTTTACCCATTTTGAAGCAATGAATGTACTATCATTGTTGCTTTGTATACAACGATATGCAATGTCATTGTATATGACATAACTGCTTTCATCATAGATATAGCTTTCACCTGCATAGATTGGCTCTGGTATGTATGCATATGATACTGGATTAGTACCGGTACTTAAACTAACATAATTGGTATATGTATAGTGTGATGCTTTCAATGGTATCTTCATCGTACTATCAACATATACCTGTACATCTGTGTTGTTTACAGGTTTAGCATAATATATGTCAAATGCATCATAACTTACACCTGTAACACGTACAGTGCTAATAGGATGATTACCTGTAGCCTCTCCTGTTGTTATGAATATTGTAGCATCATTAGCAGGACTTGTTCCTCCTAAATTTGTACCTGCTATTACAATCACACTATTGTCATTGTAAATATTGCCAGAACTTATAACTTTTACTGTATATTCTTCTCTAAGATTGTATGGATCAAATCTAGGTCTATAAATTTCTAATTTAGCACCACTATTAAGAGTGTCATCATATGTATAGTATTCATTGCTATTGTAGAAATATATAGGTGAACCTTGAATTTGTGCCGGAGTCATTCCACTAACTGCATAATTAAAACTAACTACAATATCACCATTACCATCAGTTGTAGAATTAGTAATCGGTAACAATACACCTGTAGCACTAGCTCCTATATTTGCAGTAATAGGAATACCTGCAACTGAGACTGATGTGATTGAACCAGTATTAACAGGTGTACCTGCATATGTAAATCCACCTTGTGCGATAGCACCCGAAGCATTTGCCGATGTTACAGTAATTACTAAGTCGTTAGCAGGTGTTGCACCACCAAATCGTGTACCTACAAATGTAATTGTATCATTTGCAACATATCCAGTACCATAATGATAACCACTAGTAACAGTATAAGTAGATCCATTACTGGTTATAATAAACAATGCACCAGTACCAGAACCACTAGTACTATCTTGATTCATACCCTGACCATTATTATAAATGTTCTTTACCGCTGTTACAGTTATTCTGCAATCATTGGCAGTGGTTGCACCATTCAATAAGTTACCGGCAATAGTTATAACATCATTTACATGATACCCGGTACCAGAATGAACAATAACTGCATCGTATGTTCCACCAAGTAACATGTTATAAATTGTAAATGTGGCGCCTGTGCCACCACTAGGTGATACTGTACCAGAGTCTGGTATTGTATTGATAACTGTGCCATAGTTTAAACCAAGTGTCTGACTTATATCTGATCCTACTCCTGCATAAGGACTACTGTAAAATAAGCTAGGTTTCCAAGGCACTATTTTTGGTTCGTAACTTGTTCTATCAAAGCGTAACTTAGGACTTAAACCACGCACAACAGTATTACTTACTTGAGGTACTGCTTGAGCAGTTAATCCAAATGTATATGTCACTAGATTAGTAGGTGGAACAAGTTGAACCTTTCCGTTACCTGCTAAACTATCTGAAAATGATTTATGTAATGTAATTTCTACTAACTCTCCACCTACTAATTGAGCAAGTACATATATGTAATAATATCCATCAGCGACTGTTGTTTGTGTTGAACTGTCACTTGTACTTCTTATTAGATCACCTGTAACCAAATATGTTGTGGGTAATACAATTGTACTGGCAGCATAATTAATTTGGTCGCTAGTAAAGGAAACATTATAACTGCTACTTATAACAATTTCAGGAACAGTTGGATAGTTCTTTCCAGGATTTACTACAGTAACTCCTACAACTCTATCACCGGACATAATTGGTTTTAATACTGCAGGTACAATAGGAGCTGGATATATTGTTGTGTCAATAACTGCGGTAACTGTAGGTGGGTCAATATAACCTCTTCCGCTATCAAGAACTACGATTGCAGGTAAATCCATTATTACGCTTGCGCCGGCAAAATGTTCTACTACCACTGTTTGATTTAAGCCACGTGTTAGTCCTGAAATTGTACCATGTTCTATATCTATTGTATTGTATGCAATAACTTCATTGTCAATTTTCATTATACCTTCGATTGGTAATCCTCTAGCATTATTAACATAAAGTATACTATCAGCTGCAGATGCATATGTTTTTAGTAGACATACAATATAATTAGGTGAGTCAACTAAACTAAGCCCGTAATTATTAATCCAATCACTATAATTGGTGTTTTGCCATATAGGGTCAGATGCCAAATAATTACCTGTACCTAATTGCTTAACATTATAGACTAGGTTAGGACTGGTAAATTTACCACTTGTTTTATTATACAAGGGAGGTAAATCAAAGTCTGTGCTATATGTTTCTGTATTATCTTGAACAGTATATTTGTATTCAATATTTCTAACTACACTATGATAAGGTTTTATTTCATCAACATATCCACTTATCAATATATCATTATCTGGGCGATAGTTAGGTGTCTGTATCAATGAACGTACTACATAATCAATATCAACAAAACTTGATTTATTAAGCCACGGCAAATAATTATGTCCTGCAATATTTTCACTTTGAATATATTCAAATATCAATATCAAACTCTTGTTACGATGTTCTAACAACTCATTAACATAAATTTGTTCATTCAATGCACGTATGATGTAGCGTGTTTCAATACTAGGGAAATATCCAAAGGGAGTAGTGTCAAAGAAACTGTTACCAAATCCAATTAAATTATTTGTGTAATCCCACAACGCACTACTAAATTGTATAGTGCCATCTTGTAAACCAATACGTGACCAAATATTATTGTTGTATATGTAAATTTCACGTTTACCTTTATTGTTTTGTCTTACACCAACAATCAAACCAGATGTAGGTGTTAGTTTCAATAAATCACTATATGTACTGACTTCTACTGCTGTCTTTGTATTATTATCATAACCTGTTTGCCACCAGTATACATTATACCAGTAGTTACTTGTATTATAGTATTCACCAGTTGTATATAAGAATGAAGGGGCACTATAATCATTGATAGGATATTGTATGATTATATTATTAGCGTATGTCAAATAGTTTTTCAATGCATTAAAGCGATTGATAAACATACTTTGTCTAGGTCTTACATTGATACCTACTTGCAAATATGCAGGTAGTCTAAAGTTAGGAACGATTTCTCCAGCCTCATCAGCACCTGCAAAACTATCTAATAATACAGAGTATAGTCCAGTTGGGCTGGTTATACCTAAGTTATTATCAATAAAGCCCGGTAAGAAATCATCAGCAAAATTCGCACGAATTAGTTCATATTCTGCATGTGATACACTTTGCCCATTACCAGAACTATATCCAATATGTATATTTGTATTCAATCCATTGATATTATCACGGCTATTATATAATGCAAATGTATTGCTTGTTAATGGTGCAAAGTATGTGATACCACTATTTTGTGGATCACTAATGTAGTTTTCTAATACTGTATCAGTAAGAGTTTTATCACCGTATAATGTATTTGTATTTCTTACCCAGAAATAGTATGTTGCATTTAGTTGTGATGCACTTGTTGTACTATATGATACTGCATATAAGTTGGTATTATATACTGTACCAGGACCTTTATACATTGATGGATCAACTGAACTACTTATCCAAGTATATACACTAACAATACTACCTGGGAATAAATAACCCCAATAACTACTGTTATATGATAAATCATCTTGGTGATAGTCTAGGTATTTTGAGGTTGATGTATCATACCATAATTTACCTACATGATCTTGTCCCCATGTATTTTTACCCGATGCATGTGAAACATCTGAATTATATCCTGCAGGATCGTTGCTTGAAATATAATCAATATTTTCTTTTACTGCACCTAATAGTTTACCATTCAATGGGTCAAAATAATCTAGTGAATCTAAATTAGTATTGTCTATATTATTATACAATTGAACTTTGTTGATCTTTGCTACATCTACAATTTCACATGGACTACGATATGTGTGCCAATTTGTAATACCTTTAGTATTTTCATATATTATCACACTACCATTTTCAGCTGCATAACCATTTACACTAGATGTCAAATTTTCTACAACAGTTATAACACTATTATTAGACGGTGCACTATAGAATAATATATGCAATCCACCACTCATATTACTATCTAATCTAAATGTATTTGAACTTAAACCAGTAATAGCTACTACACTTCCTGAACCCGGTACAGTTGTGAAAGTTAGATTATTACCTGATGTAATGTAATCAGTATAAGGTACTTTTTGTGCATTATTAACTGTTACTAACAAATCACTAGGTTGTAGTTGACCAGGTATAGGGAATATTGTTCTTACTCCGTCACCATTATAATACATTGTATCTGTAATTGCTTTTAGTGGTAGTCCATCTACTTTTACTAACAACTGGAATATAGTAATACCATCAGCTAATGGACCAAAACGTTTTGTTGTGCCATCACCCATAAATGTCAATGTTTGTATTTGTGTGTTGGACTTAAAGTTAGGGCTACCAACCATAATAATATTATTACTAAACGCAACACTTAATCCATATTCTGGTGTAGGACCATAATCAATAATAGTATCGTTAACTGCTTGTCCAAATATAAACTGTCCAGTATTCAATAACGTTTCTTTATAAGGTGTAACATAATCGTATACATATGCTGCACCTGCGTTAGAGAAACTATCTTCAAATATTGTTAAGTTATTATCAAATACAGTATTGTTATGTGAATTATTTGCATCAATCAGATCAAATACTGTATTTAGGTATCTAGTTGCTCTTGGGGCAGTTACAACAAAACTACTTGCTTCATTGAATGCAAGTTTTAATCCAAAACGACTGCTATTCTGTGGATGCGGTTCACGAATAGTTTGTGTTTTTATATATGAACTAATTCCTAATTCATACAAGAAATTACCATTGAATACTGCTATGTTTAATTTATTGTCACCGCTTATTAAGTCCTGGTTAAGCAATCTAATTCTTAATAAATTCTCTCCAGTGGGTGCATCATATACATAAGCTATAATATTAGGAACAGCAAACTCATTGATAGCATTTGCAACATCATATGCATCAGCGCTTGCTGGGATCGTAACACGATAGCCATTCAACAATATATAAGTTGCACCTAATTGATTGTTTGCAGCAATCAGTGCAGTTATTGTACCAAACTTTTTACCTTCATTTGTATAACGGTATACTGCACCTTCTTGGCCCTTAACAGTTACATCATATGGAGTACCAACTAATAGTTCACTACCTGAAATATTACATGCTAAACTTGAACCAAATTTTTGCCCTTGATGTAATTGTGCCAATGAATCATAACTGGCTATTCTTGCATCTAATACAAAGTTTGGGCTACTTAATGTAATGATATCGCCTGCATGTACACGAGGTCCTATCAATAAGAAACAACCTTGTGACAATAAGTTCAATACTACATATTGATTTGTCTCTAACATAGCTCCATTAATGTATACTGAACTGCTTGGGTCTGGTACCCAAGGTAATATCAAAGTATAAAAATCAGTACTTGCAACATCATACTGAACTTCCCAAGTTTCGCTCAAACGTGTGTATATATAAACATATCCAACATTTGCAATTGCATCATTGAAATTACTTGTGGGGGATCCAATAAACAACTTATCCCCATTATAGCTATTAGCAATACTGCTTCCAAAGCTATTAGTAGGTACTTGACCTAATGAATATAAACCTGTTGCAGGGTCTTGTGATATTGCGTTATTTAAATTACCAACCAATGAAAACTGATTGTTAACCGATCTTACATATGTATTGACTCCAGTGACACTATAACCAATATATTCTACTGTAAAATATGTAGTCACATCACTTATAATATCATACTTTGATGTGATTATTGTTACATAATTTGGCAACATGTTTTTATATACATATACTGCATTACTAGTGTCAGATAATATGTAAGATGATACATGGCTAGGTCCGTAATCTAATGCAATGAATGTTTCTGCAAACAATGTTGCTTGTAAATTGCTGTTATCAAGATATAATGTTGTATATTCAGAGGATACTGCTGTACCAGATACTATTTCAACTTGTGCTATACTACCCGAGGTACCAATTGCAGTAACTTGTAAAACTAAGTCATTAGTTGTATCAACACCGCCTAAACTAGAACCTAATATAGTTAATGTATCATTTACTGCATAACCAGTTCCTAAGTAACCAAGACTTGGTGTTGCATTTAAATATGTTGCTCCATTTACATCTACATCAAATTTTACTGTACCTGTTCCGCTTGTGCTTACTTTATTTGTAGCAGTTATACCTGTCAACAAAGTACCATAATATGTGTTATTTGCAGTCAATGTATAATCCACAATATCAGCAGTAGGGTCAAAACTAATTACTGTACCAACTGGGATAGTACCTGTTAATTTCAAATAATATTTTCTATATTGTTGTAAGTAATTATTACTTGAATTTGGGAATCCGGTTGCTTTAAATAATACTGATTGAGAATCAGCAGGATCTGTATTTAAATTATATCCGTTTGCAACACCAGAAACTATACTTGCACTTGTTATTTGGCCGGTACTACTGACTGTTACTACTTTGATTACTAAATTATTTGTTGTACTTAAGCCATCTAAAATAGTATAAGGTATAGTCAATATATCATTAACTGTATAACCTGTACCAGCTGCATGTATAGCAGCAGTATATCGTGTTTGATTTAGAGTTACATCAAATGACGCACTAGTGCCACTACCACCTGTCACAACAACTGCAGGTTTAGTATATGCTTGTGGTATATAACCAAATGAATATATTGATGATGTACCAAACTGTGTATATTGATAGAATGTTACTCTAGCACCTGTATGAATATCACCATTAACAGTTTGATCACCCATTACTTTGAAATACTTTTTATCAGGTAATGTTGCTTCAGATAAACGCATCAATTCGTACACTGGTGTACCATTGATTGTAATTTCTTGTGTAGATTTAATGTGTTGATATGTATATGAAGGATTGCGTTTATATACTAATACAGTAGGAGGAATCACCCAGGTATCAGACAAACTGTTTGTTCTATATCCATCAATACTTAAAAACAACAACTGCCCGTCACCGGATACAGTCATTGTATTACCAACAGGTGTATCCAATGCAAAGCTAAGTATTTGTTCTGGAACCAATGCTTCAATCTCAGGTGATTGAACAATTCTATATATGTAGATGTATGTTAGTGAACTATCTGGACTAGAAACTAATAAAAACTCATCATTTCTAGCAATGGTTTTACCAAAAGGTGGAGTATGTGAAATTGTATTTCTTAGTATGTATCCGTTGTCTGTTTTTGCATAGGTATACACATTACCTAATGTACTATCACCAACAACATAACCTACTCCCGGTACATAGTTAACACTATCACCGTATGTTTCATTACCACTGATGCTACCTAAGAAATTTTGTTTAGTATAATTTAAACTTTTCTCTAGTACTGCCCAATTGTTATTTTTATCACTATCTACCCATACTAAATTATTTGAGTACTCATATGGTAAACTTAGGTTTAACAATCCTATAGGACTAGAAAGTCTAACAGATTCTAAATTGAATACAAACGATGCAGTACCACTAGTTACCTGTGTCACATTATTGCTTAATGTTAATGTTATGATGTATGTGGTATTGTTTACTACTACATCTATTGTATAGTAACCATCCACTCTAGTATCAAAATTCAATATACCAATCATATCACCAACATTTAGTAAAGGTGATTTAGTAAATGTTATTGTTACTGTTCCATTGAGATTATTAATGACATGTGTTACTCTTACATCTTTGATAGGTATTGCACAATACATACCCCAATCACCATTGGAATCGGCTAGGTATATATAATCATCTCCGTATAAATTATAAATTGTACTATTTGGTAATTGATTTAAGTTATAACTATAGTATGTTGTGTCATTCAAGTTAGCATAACCTGCACTTGGTAGACCTTTTGTATTTTGAGTTGTCTTGAGTGGCAATATATTTGTATTATCTAATAGTCTTCCGTAATTGGTTAGACTATATAGTGGCACTTCTTGTTGACTTGCACTAACTGGTTTATCAACAATGACACTAACGATTGCTGGATTACCAGTTAACATTCCACCATCTAGTGTGAATTCAATGAAGTTTTGGTTTAATATACCACCATATTCTGATTTTTGTACTAACCAATTCTCGTACATACTATAATTGAATTGAATCGCATTCAAATCAATACTTTGTAATATGTTTAGTGCATTTTCAGTACCTTTAAGTGCAATCATTGATTGATATAAATTAACTTGACTTGGATCCGTTAGATTAATATCACTTAGATACGATCTGGGTCTATATCCAATCAATGAATATCCTAACAAGTCCGCATCATTTTGTAAATTACTAGAATGTGTGTCATAATACAATTGACTTTCACTGGCTCTGGTATTTGGATTAGCAATTAACCCCTTATGTATATTTTGGTACTGGGTTTTAATCCAATTACTAGCTGTAAATACGTCACTTGGAATTATCACAGGAATGTTAGCCATGTAGTAACTATTTTTATACAATACTGTATCACCTTTGTAGTATTGCGTATTTGGAGTCCAAGGTTCTACATTACTTTGATTGATGATAAAGCCAGGTGCGTACAATGTACCATTCCAATTATTGCTCTTTGTGCCTCTTAGATAAAGTCGTTGTTGTCTCAATCCAGTAAGTAAGTTAAACACAACATCGTTAAACACAGTTACATTATTGAATACAACTGCATGTTCTACGCTACTCAATGTACTCTTAAAATAACTTATAGCGTCGGCTTGACTTAATGATTTTACAGTAAACTGTGTATCAATACGTGTGATTGCTAGACTTTCTAATGGAAATTGAACCAAATTTTGATTCAATACAAAATTATGTGTATAATCGGTAAGAGGTTGAACTACTGTACTTCCAGTATCAATTGTAAGTGTATTTGCATTTGGGTTAACATTAATAGTACTACCAACTTCCCATCCACTGTTATACCAATACAATATTTCAGCAATCATTTGATCCCATGTAATAGCAACATTATTTTCAATGTCATTAAATTGCATACCCTGAGATTCTAAATAATTACCATATCCTTTTAAGAATTCACATAATAATTGTACACTAGAGAATTCTGTTCCATATGGAGTAGTAATCACAGTTGTTGTGTAAGTTATTGGGATATTAACTGTTGTGTTAGCTACTGTGATTGGGTTTACTAGGTTGTTATAGTAAGGTGCATAACTTAAGAAGTATGCTTTGTTTTGACTGTTACCAAATACTTTATATCCTGTTAGTGTTTTCTGCACAATAACAGAGCTATAAACAATGATGTCATTAGGTTCGTTTTGGTACAACAATATACTATAGCTATCGTCCGGGATCAATAATGAATTGCTAGTACTATTTGGACTACCTTTTTCAATTAAAAATTGTAGTTGATTTTGATCGCTAAATCCAGCCATTCTATATGCTAATCTAACATCTAGACTTGCCAATGTATTTGCAATAGTTTCACTACTACCAACACCATATTGATTGAGATAATCAACTAACCAATTCAAATAACTATGCTTTGCATACTGATCCTGCAGTGATCTGGCTAAGCCTTGACCATTCCCATATACATTAATATTTGTCAATGATGTTCTATAGCGATCATCAGTTAAAAATTGGTTGAACTCAGTATTGTATCGGTAGCCATCTAAGTCTAAACCTAAACAAAAGAAATCGCTTGGTTTTAGTAATGCGTATATACGCATTAAATCGAATGGGTATGAGCTACTTTTTATATAACTATATTCAGCAGGGCCAACATCACCTACACTCCAATTATTTTTGAAATCAGTGATTTTATAACGCTTAATCAATCCTTTGATTCTGAATGGACTTAATAGATTTCCATTCTCATCAACTGGAATAATTTTTAGTAATCCATCTCTTACATAGTTTTTATCAATATAACTATTACCATTGTTGTAAATGAATCCATTACTTAAATCTGTCCATAACAATAAGTTATCACTTGTATATGGTGCAGCACCATAACGTGTTTGCCACCAACTTGGTTCTATAACAAAGCCTAACATCTCCCATGGTCTATCATGTGGATTGCAAGTATCATATAGATTTAAGAATATACCTCTCCAATTACCACTGTTGAATGTTGTATTACTTAAACTACTGATTGCAGTATTATAATTATATGTGTAATCATCAGTACTATCATAGAACTGATTAGTATAATTAATACGATTTAATCCAACCCAATTTAAAAAGTTGGTAGTATAAATTGACATGTACTCATCATATGAGTAACCTGTATCTCTGAAGAATCCAGGACGAATATCATTTGGCTGAATTGCAAATGTAGTGTTTACTTTCATGTTGTTGTAAACACGCAATTCAAATTCATATAATACTTTGTCACGGAAATCTTGTAACAGTCCGTTATTGTATTCACCGTACAACTTAGTATAACTTCCATCATGCCCAATGATAAAATATGTAGGTGTTGAATATGTATCATCTAATATAACTGTAGGTACGTACTTTGGATAAAATCCTAACTTAGTAGGAGTATTAGGTATATAACTACCATATGTTTGGTCATATTCATTAACCGTAATTACATCACCGTCATTTAATGGTACTATAATTTCAAGATAATTGTCTACAATAACATAATCAATATCTTTTGCTAATTGTAATTGTACAGGCAATCCGTCTACTGTTCTATTAACATATGCTAATACACCATAATAATTTGCAACTGTAAAATCATATACTCTAGATAATGGGAATAATGCTTTACTTAAACCAATTCTAAACGCATAGCTATTACTAATGGTTGGATTCTGATTAGGTATCATATCACTCCAGAAGAAGCTGTTATCTGGTGATTTTACCCCAACCATGATACTCAATGTATCATCTAGCATATATGCGGCACTATCGTATGGTGTATAATTTTGTTGATCTACAGTATAAACCAATGTTGATTTAAATTTTACATATTCATTGCTATTGTATATTAAACCATTAAAGAAGTTTGCACTTTGTTTACGAATAAAAGCAGCGGCAATAGGTAAACTACTACTATTCTGTATGATTCTTGTTCCATAACCTGTAACATCACCTAAATCTCTATAGTTGTTTGCACCAAAACTAGTACCAATTAAATTACCTGCTAAATTGTTACAAATACTTTTGTAATGTCCTCTGATATCACCACTTGTAAGAGTAGTGATGGTTTCATTGAATGGATTGTGATCTAAATTAGTTGGTATATCATAGTATCCTATATTACTAGTTTGATCACTATATAACATAATATCAACGTGTGTACCATCACTGATACTTGATGTTATTGTAATTGAAGTTGTATCATTTGTATTTGTAACTGTATAATTAGTACTATCAACAACTGAATTGTCAACATAGACTACAATAGTGGGCCACATTGTTGACATACTATCTTTAATCATTACATCAGCAACAAATATAGGACCATTAGGCATTGTTACAGAATTATACACAAAGTTAAAAATTTGATATTGAAAACTACGTTCAACCGCAGTATTCCACCCAATTTTTCTTACCAATTGATTGTTTTTATCATATGAGTGTACATAACCAATGTTTACTTGTTCATTATAACTGGTATTGTTTATAACATAATTGAATGTATTTGCATTCAATGAAGTTTGAAATACAATGTCATTTAAATTACCTACTCCGCTATAGCTAATAGGTAAGTTCAGTACTGGATCTAATGGATTTGATCCCAATAGATACTCAAATAATGTGCAACCTTTGAAATCACTACCAGGATAGTATTCTTGATCACTTAAACTGTTACCATTTTTATCAAACAAATCAAACAAAGGTGATTGATTTACTGTTTGTTTTTCTTGGCAATTTAACCACTGGTTACCATCAAAGTAAAAACTATAGCCTGCATTTGATTCACCTCTAGATACATGTACATTGTCTAAGTATTCGATATTACCATCGAATGCAACACTCAATGTTATGATTTGTTTGTTGTTGATAGTTGCTACATGGCAAGTATATATTTTATTTCTAACATTGATATCGTTGTCTGCAGCAAAAACAACTCTAGCACCATCAAATAGTGCACTTGTTGGGCCATCAGGATAATATACATTTAATGATCCACCTGCTATAGTAGACAATGCATTTGGAGTAATATTGTCAAAATAATCGATTGTATCTTTACCATTGATTCCATGATCAAATAATCTTAGATTAGGATAGAATTCAATGATAGGACGTTTTGCACGATTTGTGGTACTGGCTAGTGCAGCGCTTGCAATAGGACTAATATTATTGTTGTTAGCAATTGTTTTTAATACATCAACATGAAACCAACAATTGCTACGACTCCATGCATTTTTGTCACGTGAGTTACGATTGATTGTTATATAGTCTTGAACGTTAGGCAAGTCTTTACTATTATCAAATGGTGTTGTACCAAAATATGCCTCATCAAAAGGTTGATCAATATACTGACCAAACGGTTCTGTTACAATTTGCTGACTACTAGGTATTAAATTAATGCTAGTGCCTACTCCTTCAACATAATAACTATCATTCAAATAATTTTCTGGATATACTGACCCAGTAAAAGTAACTCTTAATCCATTACTAAATGTAATACCATTTGGGCTTACATAATTTGTGCTACCTAATATATCATTTACATTTAATACACTACTAAAAACATCATCAACCAATTTAATGATACCGTATTTTTTATCATTGGTGCCATCGACATAATACAATGTGTTTAGATTTGATGTGATTTGTGGCAATAGTATAATTTCACCAACTGCATTTTTAACAAAACTTTTACCAATAAACTGTTTACCTGAATTAGCATCAATGCGAATTTCTGTTGGTATTGATGTATAAGCAGTCAATTGAATTAAAAACTGTAAAGGATCACTTGTTGGTACATAATTAATTCTATATAGATTTTGATTGAGAATACTACCATCTACTGAACTAGTAGCGTTTGGATCTTGACCATAGAACATCAATAGTTTATTCTCTAAATCTGTTACACCATCAATAGCAAATACATACTGTCCATTGACTTGATTAAAATCTAATGTAGTAACTACATCTATAGTTATGCCCACTGGATAGCGATATCCATCTTCTGCATCTGCCATTGGTACTGTAAATGTCATCACAGAATTTGGCACGCCGTTATTGGTGACTCCGTATATTTCTCTTGTGCTTACATTTGTTTTTGTAGGATCTACACCACTGATGCCAGGCATAGTTTGAATATAAAAGGGTGTATCTTGATTAACTAGAAAAGTATAAGTACCACCGCGGACTAGTGTTATTTCTGGATTTCCAACAATAGGTGTTGCACCATTGATTGAAAAATCATATGTATTAGGATTGTTGATAATAGTATATGTGCTATCTAGTAACAACTTTTCTGTTGTTATGTTTACACTTTCAGGACCTGTTGGGATCCAATAGTATTGTCCATAATTAATAATTTTATCTAAATCAACAAAACTATCCCAACTATAAAATTGATTATTAAAAAGTTTGTTATCACTGACATTAATTCCACTCTCAGTTCTAAGTGCATCAATGATGCCAGGATAGGTAATTAAATCTATTGCCTGACTGGTACCAGTTTTTTGAAATACAACACTGGGTTCTAATTGATAATTGTTTCTAACACTATCTGGTTCTACGAGATATGTGTCTGTGCTTTTTACTCCGTAACCAAACTTACTACCAATAAAACCTTGCACTTTTTTAAAGTCAGGCTGTTGGACAAGTTGATCCAATGTTGCATTTAAAAATAATTGGTTGGTACGTGTTTGAAAAATTTCTGGTAAGAAATCAATCGTTCTAGTTCTTGTTACCATGTGTTAAACTCTTATCCTGTTTGTAATACGCTAGGTGTAAGTGATGAGATAACAACAATATCTGTTGCAACCGCACAATTTACAAAAATCTCATAAGGTGCACTACGAATTTCATACAAATCACCAAATACTAAGTTTGGATCTTTCGGTACTAATACAACACTACTAACATAGTCACCTAATACGCTGTGCAAGTATGCACTCAACTCACTAAAATAAAATGTATCACCAAAGTTCCAATTTTCTATACTGAAATAATTGTTAATTTCTAATAATACACTTGTTGCAATTTCACTGTCACTCGCAGTACTGCTAGCATTTCTAATCACTTTAATTGTGCCTTGTAGACTTGGGTCTGCTTTAGCCCCAAACAAGGGTTTAAACTGAACACTATTCATAATGATATTGTCAGTGAGCATTTTAAAGTTATTTAAGTTACTATAAGTTGTTGTTAATTCTTCTAATGTGGGTACCGGAGGTTGTGTAACAGTACCTGTAGTGTCAGTTATATAATTTGTATATGCAGTATAATATCCACTTGTAACCAAATACAAATCAATAATATTTGTAGTAGCAGGATTTATACGTGTTGTATCCCCAGATACATGTTGATATTGAAAATACAAACCTTGACGACCTGTTCTCGCACTATATGTGGTCAATTCTTGCACAGTATACACAGTTCCATAAGTTGCACTTTGTGCACTTGTATAAAATTTATCTTCAAATGGTGCATAGAATACAGTATTAACTGGGAATTGATATTTAACAACTTCAATGTCACTTAATGTACCATATTGATAAACTATTTCACTTGTAGGAATCATTACATAACGTGATAACAAATTAGTATCAGTAATTTGTTGTAAGAAAACAAAGTATTGATAGTTGCTATTACCTGATGTATAGTTGGTAACCTTAGTAAAGAAGTCCGGATCACGAATAACATCAGTTAAACTGCCATTCATTGTACTTACTTCAACACTATAGTCATCTGGATAGCCATCACTTTCTTTTGGCTGCCCAACAACATATAATGTTATATCATTGAACAATGGACTATTACTGATTGGTTGACTATTACTTTTTAATATAGTAATTGTATCTTGCATTACTTTTCCACTTAGTGGATCATAAATTACTTTGCCTTGATCATATGCAAAACGAACTTCTTTTGCACTTGCAAAATAATATGCAGTACTATTGTATGTTACTAAATAATTACCACTCCCTAAACTTTGAAATGTTACAAAAGCGGAATTATCTTCATATGTACTCAGGCTCCAGCGTGTTACATTTGCACCTAAAGTATTGTTGTACACCAATGAAAAATTATTATTTAAATTAATTTGTTGTATTGCTTCTTGTACTACTGTAGTTCCAATTACGTTCGTAAATGAAGGTATTACTGTAGTAATTCTACAACCATTTGGTACATATGAACTTAATACAACTGGTCCTGTGCCATTGCTTAAATTACCATATCCATTGTTAGCACCGTCACCGTTAACACTTACTACATTAGTCCAAATATAAACTATATCACTAGGGCCAGGCAATCCTTCTACTAACAAATTGTTTTTATCAAAATAGTATCCTGCCGGAGGAACAAATCTACACAACGCACCTTCAGTTAAGTATTGTACATACCCGGAGCTATTAACACCTATACTCACTGGGCCATTCTCTGTGTAAAAGAAACCAGTTGTTTGCTCATTGTCTCTAGTTGTTTGATTCCAATAGTACACGCTTGCTAAGTCTGTAACTTGAAAATTAACCCATGGATAGTGTTGAACATAATATTGTTGTGCACGATGACCACCTAATATTGTTGCCAATGTACCAGTAAAGAAACTAATGATATCACTACTACCAGTTGATGTGAAATTGACAAACCCTGAGGTCTCATCTACATATAACCCACCATCATCTGCAAAATCATTTGTACTAGAATACTTTGCACTTGGATCTAATAAATCATAGTTACGACTTACACCAACACTCACACGATTAAGTGCTTTACTTTTAATGATTGAATTGTATAATGTAAAAGGAAAACTATTATAGTCTTGTCCATTGACCATACGGTTTTGTGTATAGAAACTTTGTGGTGCTCTACTTTTTATATCTGCAATGGTCTCAGGAGCTTGTGCATTACTAACTGGTAATTGCAATCCTAATGACATAGACAATGTTTCTGTTCTATTATACTTGCTTATATAGTTAAGTTGTACGGTGATACCACGCATTTCGCTTGGATTGATCGTATATGTTAGTCTATTACTTGAACGGACCAGTGCCACAAAATTACCAACTGGAATTTCACTGAATACACCATCACCAAAATTATAACTAACTGTGTCATTAAACCCAGAAGTTACGCTAAACACTTTTAATTTGCTACCAATTGTTGAACTATTTTGTGTATTGTATATATTTTCTACTTGTGTCCATTGTGTGTATGCACCAGTAGTAGGATCGATTTGAAATAACCATGTGTCTGTGTTATTAATACCTTCGATATTTCCTATGCTAACAACATTGTTTACAGTTTGTTCTGCTATAGTAAAGAAGTATTGTTGCAGTCCACCTTGTTTAAAATACATAAAGAAACCAGTATTAGCACTACCGTAACCTAATTTATCATTTCTATATAAAATATTAAAACTATTTGAAGGTGCGGGGCCAGGCTCATATAAACTATTTGAGTTAACACTAGTCGCACTAACATATTCAAAATTCATACTTAAATTGTCGATTTTAGCAGAAAACTTACCAACTGGAGTGCTACCAGAAGGGATACTTATTCCGTATTCATCTGTTTTGATATCTAGTAAAGTTTGACTATTACCCGGGCGCCCTATTCTTTGTGAGCTTACCAATGCTGAATTTATAATTGTATTAAATTGTTCTTGCCAATTTGAATTAGCTGGGTCATTGTATATAACAGACAAATTACTAAGATTAATACCATTAATATCACTAATTGCTTCAGATGTCTGTATACTTGTTATTTTTAATAATCCTTGCCCTGCAAGATTGCGTTTTGGTGTGTATCCAACTAAGTTTGCTAATTTGACAACACTATCTCTACGCTGTGCAGTATCAATAAAATTTTCACGTGTATTTAAGTCATCACGGAAACTCATTGCTTGGCCCATGAAAGCCATTAAATCTAGTAATGCTACATATTCACTAGATTCAGTATAGTCGTTGAATGTTTCAGGATAGTAGGCACGTAAGTAATCTACGAAATTTTTACGCAGGCTTTCAAAGTCATAGCTTTGAAAATCAGCTTGATTATAAGTTTGGTATATTGATTTCCAATCATTTACACCAAATAAATTTGATTGTCTAGAACTTGTTGCCATATGTTTTCTCTGTATTATATTTATCGTAACAAAAACCGGCGTTTTTGATTAGCCTGTAACTAAATTAGCTTTGCTAGATGCTTGATCAAAATAAACTGATAATGTTAAGGGATCTAAAAAAGGATTAATTGCTATTTCCATTTGAATTATAATCCCAGTATCTGTTGAAGTTAATTGAATTGTATTCAATACAATTCTTGGATCTAATGATACCATTCTTTTTAACTCGTTATCAATTGCTAATTTAGTTTCAGTTGTATTTGGTTCAAATATATAACTATAAATATTGGTACCGTAATCAGGGCGTCCAGGTAATGTTCCTTGTTGTATATTCAAACTATTGATAAAATCTTGTATAACTAAATCTTGATCGGTAGTTGTATATTTGTTACCACTACGCACAGAAGTACCCTGATTTTGATTTCCAATCGTATTTGTATAACCCGGAGTATATCCATTTGTTACTACATTGTCTGCATGTTGTGTACTAAAACCTATAAAAGTAGCCATGATATTTCCTTATATTTAACCTACATCCACTGGGGGTATTCTATCATCACCTAATAGATTTTTAGACTGTTTAGCTAAACTACTAAAATCTACTGTGTTACTTGCAACAGTTGGTAATTTAACACTTACTGATCCAGTAGAGAATGAATTAACTGCACCTTTTAATGCATTCACGGCAGATGCAGGTAAACCCGCAGTAGCTAAACTAGTTATACTTGATGCACCACCATTTGTCAATGCTGCTAGTTGTGTTGATGCAGTTGCCGCTGAGTTTGCAATACTATTTAATTGTGACGTACCTGATATTGCATTTGACACGCCGGCGGTTACGTTACCTACTATACCAGTTACTGCATTTGCACCACCAGGTAGATTACTCAATCCGCTAGCATTTGATGCTACGTCAGCGAGATTTGATCCAGCCGCACTACTAAGTGCAGATAAGTCTTGAGGAACATTAGCGGAGAATCCCTTAAACTTAGCAGTCACAGTAGCAAATAATGAGGCTGCAGTGGTTTGAAATTTTGCAGTTATGTCAAGTCCACCAAGCCCACTGAATGCATTCATTGCTTTATCAACCAATGATCCAGCAAAATTTCCACCTGCAATCATACCTAATATTGCAGTTACTGATGCAGGTGGTTTAGCATTTAATGCCCCTGTTACACTAGATGAGTCTACCCCTTTTAATCCCGCTGCATTTAATGTTGAAGTAACACCGTGTACTGCACTACTAGCAATTAATCCACCTGTTTGTGATGCACTTTCAGTACCATCTAATACTCCAACATTTGTCAAGTCAGTTTGTGCTTTTTGAAGCAATGTATTCAGACAACTAGCTTGTGATGCGGTATCATTTATAAATTGATTGATATTGGTAATTCCGTTTTTACCAGTAAAAATAGCATCTGGAAAACTATCAGTTAGTGATTTTCCAGTATCCAAACATTGTTGTACTGCTCTGCTTGCTCCGGGTTTAATAAATCCACCATCATCCATTTGTTGCGGACTTAATCCATATGGTCCAATCACTGCCGTATTTCCAACGATTCCTGCACCTGCAACTGCTGCTGCTCCAGTAACTGGGTCTGTTTGTGCGTTAACTGCTACTTGACTTGCAATAGTGCGAGTAGTAGCTGAATCAAGCATATTGGACGTGCCAAGCATAGGAGGTGAGGTTGATGCTATAGTAGGTGATGTTACTGAAATTGGTGCAGCCGGAACAGATGCATTTGCCGCTTGAACACTAGCACTTGGGGGACTTGGAAAAGCTTTACTACTATCTGGATTAATATTTACATCTACTCCTTGATTTGCATAAGACCAAGGGCTATGTGCTGGTGCCCTAGATACTATGCTAGATAGTTTACCCGGGGCAGCTGCCCATCCTACACTAGAACTATATAATGTGTCGGGATGTTGTACGATTGGTATTTGATTTACCGTGTCAGGCACTAGTGTTGGATTACCGCTATTAAGTTTAACATTTTTTCCGTCAAGTACTATGGCAGCGTTTTTATTTTTAATACCAAACTCACCTGTAGTTTCAGTTGACATTTTACCTTCAGTCTTTAATGTATAGTTACCTTTAACATATCCATTATACGTAGTACCTACAAAACTAGTAGTTTGTTTTAAACTTTCAGTTGCAAGATTTTCACCACTAATGTTTACACTTTTTGTAGCTTTGATGTTAACATTGTTATCTGCATGTAAGTTCAAATCTCCTTGAGTACGTATGTTAACGCTATTCATAGCGTACATATCAATCGTACCTTCTTTACCTAATTCAATATAACTTTTACCATTAGCATGAATAATGAATAAAGTTTGTGCTTTATCATTCATCATAATCATGTGACCAGTACCAGTACGCAATCTCATCAATTGGTCTTTACCAGTCACATCACCGTCATCCATTACAAATGTATGGCCACCCAATCTACCTATAATTTTAAATTTATCATCTGGTGTTGAGCTATTATTAATTGCATCTTTAATTGTATCATTGGTGTAACCACCTTTATATATTGGTCTACCAGGAGTACTAATACCAAATACTTGACTAGGACTTTCACGTGTACTACTACTAGAAATTGTACCACGATCAGGATCACGAATTAATCCTTGTTTATTCAATATTGCTGCTTGATAGCTATGAACAGTTCTAGGTTGATTGATTAAATTTGGGTTTTGACTATGTGCAGGATTAGCATTATTAATTTCGCTGACTGGTAATGTTGTTGCACCACCGTAACCACTAGCTTCACCTGCATTTGCAATAATACTACTGCTACTACCAATAGCAGGCACCATTTGAGATATACCTGGATTAGGTAAACTACCTATATAGTAACCCTGGCTTGGGTCACCGTTCAAAAATACACATATAACTTCAGTATTGATATCAGGAGGTGTCATCCACATGCCATAACTATTTGGATTACCTACAAATTTTCCATCATCTGACACACTACTTGTTGTTGCAGTATAACCAAAGAAGGGACTCATGTAGTTGACTGTTTTCCATCCAGCTGGATTATCTGGATCAAGTGCACTGTCTTGTCTAACTAAATATACCTGAAGTTTTCCGCTGCGAGCAGGATCTACGTTGTTCTTTACAATACCAATAACTGCACTAGGTATAGTTGTGGCTCCACCTCTAGTATCTTTATTACTACTAAATCCACCAAATGTTTTGACTACATTTTCGTTACTATTAAATGCCATATCTAATTATTAAATTAATTGTTTGGTTCTGCGGCAGACGCAGGTGCTTTTATGGTTGCTCCACTGGGTATAGTAGTTGCACTTGATCCATTTGCTGGATTAAGTGATGCACTATTCATATTACCTATACCTGTTTTTGCCTCATCGTCTGGAAATGCAGGTACACCAAATTTCATGTCTTGTGTAAATTGTCCTTTGCTAAAGTTACTTGTAACTTGCCACACTGTCAACGCTAATCCTTTTATGCCTAATTCAGGTGGATAGTTATAAAAGAATATATCGTCATCTTTTGCTACATTTAGTAAACCAATATTATTGTCATAATCACTTGCATCTCTAAAATCTACTTCAACAAATATTTGTCCAGTAGTTGGATTAATACTCCATCCATCTGTACCATAATATGGATTTGTAATTGCATCATATCCCTGTGCCGTGCAAGTCATTAGATAATCAGGGTCACCAAGTATTGTCATCTTAGTTGCTAGTTGACTGCTTGGTCCATACAAGTATGATTTTATTGGACCAATCGCTTTATTAAACCATGTAGGAAGTTTTCCTTGATTATTTACATCAGCAGAACCTACGCCTGCAGGAGCAGTCGGGTCATTATTTGTACTAGAAACTGAACTAATATTTTCACCTAGTAAATTAAAAAATAGCAAGTTATAATTTTGTTCAAAACTAAGAATTTCTTTACCAACACCAGACAAATAAGTATGTTGATATCTTTTATAAGGTCCGAGATATGTATCTGTTTTTCCTATGTTACTGCCTCTGATATCAGGTATACTATGAGGTTGTATGGTAAAGGTGATTGTACAACTTGGTATGTTTCCCCTTTGTACATCTACTTCATTCAATTGAATCGATGGTGTTACCATGAACCACTTAAGTGGTTTTTTTCCTGAATCAGAATTGGTTAAAGTTGAGTCTGATAAATCTGATCCTGTAACAGGCTGAGTTTCCTCTTTGAATAAATATTTCAATGTATCATATACATATGCACTTTGAGTAATAACTTGGTCAATGATATTAATAATAGGTTGATTGCTTACCGCTAATGTTTTCTTTTCAAACAACACAGTTGACGAATTTGCCCCTGTTCGCACATTGCTTTGCTCTGGACCAGTGACTGAAGCCATTGGAGTTGTTTTATTGTAAGCAGTTTTCAAATCTAATAAAGCCGCTGAGTCAATACCCGAATTTGGTGCAAAATTAATAACATACTTGTCTGCTACGTTGTATATTTTTGTATCTACTAAAACTTTTTGTTGTGCATTCAATGCATCTGTTAATGATTGTAATATTTCACCCACTGTAGTACCTGATATATTTACTTCACTACCTAATACACCTCGTAATCTACCCATAGCCATAGTTTCAGCAATCAATTTTGCCTCAACATTATATACTATCATTCTATCATTTATTTTAAAATTAAAACCAGTTATTGTTATGGGCCAACTTCTTTCTAATGTTGCAGAGCTATCAGTTACTGTTGGATCTTGTGTACTTGTACTAGTTACTATATTGCCATCTTTGTCATATCCATAAAATCTAATTACTAACAAAAAATATGCCTGTAGTGCAACAACCGTTTCATTTATTCTATCTGGTCTATATAACCCGCTAGTTTGTTGCATTTCACGCACAGCCTTAACTAAGTCAGTAGGAAATTTAAATCCATTGGGTTCGGTGATTTGAAAATTGAAACTGAAACTGTTTGACGGTGATGAAGTTAATTTAAAATTGGTATTAGTAACTATTTTCAAATTATCAATGTAATAGTCAAAATCAAATCCTTCAGCACGTTTAGTAGAACCATTATTATTGATTCCGCCACTTTGCGCAATCAATCTCCAATCTTTAGGTGTATTTGGTCCACCAGAAGCATATTGATTATATGTTTCTGGGTTAATTAGATACAAACTTATATTGTATGTATAACTAGAAAACTCCGATAAAGGATTTGGCCTTGGTGGTTTGAGTGCCATATTAGATTCCTAATGCAGTTTTTAAGTTCGTAATTTCAGGTATATAAATGCTAATACCCTGCACAAAATCAAATACAGGATCTTTAAGTCTATTTGGATTACGTTGTGCAAAAACCCACCATAATCTACTATCACCATATAAGTCATATGCTAGTAGATCAGGTCTCATATTATATGTTAGTGTTATTTCCCAATATACATCGGTTGCATTATAAGGAACGCTTCTATTTTGCATTACATCTAAATATAAATTATTAACTACTGAAGTTGAGTAGTACGGACTAGTAGCTGAGTAAACTGTTGCCATTACCAGTAACCTCCCTTAAGCAATTTTCCAGACGCATAATCTTTTACACTAAAGTTTTTAGAAATATTTGCTCTAGTAATGATTGGTAACAATGTAATTGTTATTTGCATTTTTGTTGGTACATAACTTAATGTCTCATCAGTCGTTAAAGATTGTGTACTAGTACTGTTTGAAGGTGTAGTAAATACTGCACCTTTTGATTTTCCACCGCTGAATAAATTTGACAGCGCTAATCTAATAGCACTCGCAGTACTTGTTTTTGTTAGTGTTTGAGGTATCACTGAGGTTATTGATGTACCGGACCAAGCAGATCCTATACCAGTTCTTATATAATCTACCTCATTTGGTAATGAGTAAGTAAATGAACTAACTAATACTGGATGGTTAGAAAATTGATATTGTCCATAACCACTCAAATAACATAAAGGAGGGGGTGTTCCTGCAATAGGGTCGGTGTCTTGTCCATAGAACATTTTGGTAACACTTCTAAAGAAATGTAATACTGCTAATACATACTTACCTTCATTGACATCCTGTGCTGTAAAGTCAGCAGTTATTTGTATTTCATCTACATTACTATTTTTATAAAAATACATTTTGTAATTGCTGTGTACAATCTCTGCGGCATCATAGTTTGCTTTATAGCCAACGTTGATAGTAGGAGTATAGGGAAATACTATGCCATTGGTTGCAACTAAAGGATTCAATATATTTGTTCTATCATTAGCAGCTGCAGGATCTTTATATAAATAGGTAGCATGTGGAGCCAAGGATAATTTTAATCTCCAATCTGGTGATGGTGTTACTTGTGGAGTATTACCAACTGTTGTTAATGGTGTAGGATTTTGATTTTGATTTTGAGTATCGGTATTTGCCGGAGCAGGTGTTGGTACTGGAGCAGGTGTCGAAGCACTGGGATCTGCGGCGGGTCTTTGAGCAGATATTGATACTGGTGGTAATGTAGCTGTAACGGGAGAGTTATCAGCTGCAGGAGTTTCTTGTTGTGCAGGTGCAGTAGATGGTGAATTTACTGTTACATTTGCAACAGGATTTGATGCTTGCGTTGGGGGTGTAACAACCGCATTTTGATTTGCATCTTGTACATTGCCACCATTACTACCTCCATTACCATCTGCATTACCACCACCATTACCTACTATACTTTGATTTACCCCAGTGCCGTTTGTTGCACCTGTACCATTTATACTAGTTCCATTATCAGTTGCATTACCTGTAGCTAAACTATTAGCTTGTCCATTGCCTGATCCATTGCCTGATCCATTGCCTGAATTACTACCTACCGCACCGTTACCATCTGCATTACCGTTACCATTACCCACTGAACTTGAAGAGACAATTCCTGAATTAGAAGATCCGTTACTGGTTGAGTTGCTATTCACACCTGTATTAGTAGCAGATTGTTCTTGTGAAGGAGTTGTCGGTGTTGAGTTTGAATTTGAGATTGGTGTAGATATGAACTCTAACGGTTTAGGTGCAGTATCAAGTGTACCGCTACCTACCTCACCGGGCTTGTAATTAGTAGTGGGACTTGGAGTTTTTACAGCATCGGGTGTAGGGGTCTTGTTTGGAGACGGGATGTCTATAGGGGTTGGTGCAGTATCAAAATTTCCACTACCTAAACCTGTTCCGGTCCTAACTTGAGCTGCATAAATATCCTTTTGCAATTGATTTGGGCTTACTCCAAAATCGCTTGCTTGTTGAGTTAGATTGGATTTTCCGCTATCTATTAATTTTTTTGCATTTAATAATAATTGATCTGAAGTTGATTGACCTTCTAGTGATGCACTTGCATCTGACTTACCTACACCTAACGTATCCCCTACTCCGGCGGCACCAAGAACTGTTTGATTTATAATTGGCATGCCATTAGGATAGCCACCTACTGTGCCAAGATTTACTGTGCCGTTACTTATTGGGTTTGCCATTTACATAGATACCTTTACTAAATACTATTTATCTCAACAAAAATCACCATTTTTTACCGCTATTTGTTGCAATGCTACAACAATAGTGTTATACTTATGTTATACAATAACGGAGTCATATGACTATAACAACTACCAAAAAAACAGTAAATTATTTAAATAACAAAGATATTCTCAAAGAGATCCATACCAGTAAAAATGCATATTGTTCATACTTAAACCCAGAAGATCATCGCTATGATTTTATTGTAGATATGCCCACTGAATCATTAGAAAAAAGCTTAGAGTATGCGCTTAAACCCGAAACCATTCAAATTGCTAAAGAAACTCGTGCTACAAGATTGAGTTTGGAAGCAGGGGTAAAAGATTCAGTAAGCCCTGATTCTATCCCCGTAACTGATTTAGTTTTTCGTGTTATGACTTGGGATCATATTCCAGTTGCACCAAAACAACCCCGCAAAGTAGATAAAAAGAAAACTGCTAAAGATTTCTTTGAATTTGAGGGTGATACCGAAGAAATCTTTGCTGACTTGGAAGATCCAACTACTGCAAAAGAAATTGATGACATGGTGCATGTCAAGGTTAATTTTCCCCCATTCCAACACTACAGATTAGATGAAACAAATACATTTAAGTGTATTGGAAAGAGTCATTGGATGGGTGATTTAGAGTCCGGTGAGTTTAGTAAGGATCATGGAATCATCACAAACAAACTAGCCAAAATGTATATTATGATGTGTGAAAAATATGCAATGAAGTACAATTGGCGTGGATATACATACAATGATGAAATGCGTAATAGTGCTATTCTACAACTGACATATGTTGGATTACGCTTTAACGAAGCCAAAAGTGCTAACCCATTCGCATACTACACAGCCGCTATTACCAATAGTTTCTGTCGTGTTTTGAATAGTGAAAAACGAAATCAAAACATTCGTGATGATATTTTAGAGATCAATGGATTAAATCCAAGTTGGTCACGACAAGGTAGCGGTAGTAGTACCGTATACGAAGAATAACATATTTCATTTAACCAACGGAGTTGCTTTTGCGGCTCCTTTTCCTATATAATACACAGATGAGTAATTTATTTAAAAAAGCCGCGTTTTTCACAGACCTGCATTTTGGTCTTAAGTCAAATAGCACTATTCATAATGAAGATTGTTTAAATTTTGTAGATTGGTTTATATCCAAAGCCAAAGAAGAAGGATGTGAAACATGTTTCTTTTTAGGTGATTGGCATAACAATCGTGCAAATCTTAACATTGTTACACTTAACTATAGCTTGAGGGCTTTGGAGAAACTCAATGACGCTTTTACCACTGTTTATTTTATTCCTGGTAATCACGACTTATACTATCGTGACCGTCGTGACATTCAAAGTGTTGAATTTGCAAAACATCTTAAAAATATTGTTATTTGTAATGATTGGTTCGTTGATGGGGACGTGGTTATTGCTCCATGGTTAGTAGGAGATGATTACAAACAAATTAGGTCAATGAGTGGCAAATACATGTTTGGTCATTTTGAACTGCCCAGCTTTTACATGAATGCTATGATTGCAATGCCGGATCATGGTACTATTCAACGAGAACACTTTACAGGGTTTGATAGGGTATTCAGTGGTCACTTTCATAAGCGACAAGCAAATAAAAATATTTGGTACATGGGCAATGCCTTTCCACATAACTTTGCAGATGCAGGAGATGATGCAAGGGGAATGATGATACTAGAATGGGGTGAAGAGCCAGAGTTTCATAGTTGGCCCGATCAACCTCGATTCAGAGTACAAAAGTTAAGTGATATTATGGCTAATGAGTCCGGATTACTATTACCTGGTAGCTATAATAGAGTACACTTAGACTTTGCAATTTCATATGAAGAAGCAAACTTTCTAAGAGAAACATATATCCCTCAATACAAATTGCGTGAGATGACATTGATCCCAATGATGGTAGATCAACAAGAACAAAACGGATTTGATGGGTTGAAATTTGAGAGTGTTGACCAAATCGTTATTGATCAGATCAACTCAATTGAATCAAATACATTTGACAAGAAAATATTATTGGACATTTACACTAACTTATGATCGTTCTTAAAAACATAACATTAAAGAATTTTTTATCAATCGGGGCAGTAACACAGGGGGTTGACTTAGATAAGTCTGACTTGACACTTATTCTAGGTGAGAACTTAGACATGGGTGGTGACGGTGCTAGAAATGGTACTGGTAAGACTACCCTAATTCAAGGTCTAAGCTATGCATTGTTTGGTGTTGCTATCAATAACATTCGTAAAGATAATTTAGTTAATCGTACCAATACTAAAAATATGTTAGTCACACTTGAGTTTAGTGTGAATGGTATAAACTATAAGATTGAGCGTGGGCGTAAGCCAAATATTCTTAGATTCTATGTAAATGATGAACAACAAAAAGTGGTTGATGATGCACAAGGTGAAAACAAAGAAACACAAGCAGAGATTGAAAAAGTAATCAATATGAGTAGTGATATGTTCAATCATATTGTTGCACTCAATACTTATAGTGAACCTTTTTTGGCAATGAAAGCCAATGATCAACGCAATATCATTGAACAGTTATTGGGTATCACTTTGCTTAGTGAGAAAGCTGAACTCATTAAAGTAATGAATAAAGTTACTAAAGATGATATGCAAGCTGAAGAGTTTCGTATCAAAGCAGTAGAAGAAGCCAATAAGCGTGTACTTACACAAGTTGATAGTATGAAACGTAGGCATGAACTTTGGCAAAAGAAACATGCTAGTGACTTAGAGTATTTGGTTAAACAACATGATCAATTATCAGAAATTGATATTGAATCTGAACTACTTGCACATAGAGATTTAACTCTCTATAATCAAAAGAAGTCTGCTTATGATGCATATAATGCAGTAGTTGCTAGGGATGTTGCATGGACTCAAAAGCGTGATAGAGAAGTTTCTGAACTTCAGAAAACATATGATCAATTGAGCCATATTGATATTACAGTTGAACTACAGGCACATAAAGATAAAGCTACTAGAACGATTCAGTTAAAGGCAAAAACTGATAGAGATAAAGAATTATCTCGTCTTAAAACAGATATTACTAACCAACAAAAACTAGTCAACAAACTCACAAATGAAATTGCTACATTAGAAGATCATAAGTGTTATGCATGTGGACAGGATTTCCACGATGAACAGCATACCAAAGTTTTATCAGATAAACAAAGTTTGTTATCAGATACACAACAAATTTTAGATACTAAAGTTATTGAACAAAATATATTGTTAGCCAATGATATATTTGTTATTGAACCAGAACCAACAACATTCTATAAAACAGAAGCCGAAGCTATTACACATAGTAACAAAATTGCAACCATACTTGAAAATATTGTATCAAAGCAAAGTGAAGAAAGCCCATTTGCTGAACAGTTACTTGAAGTGGTACCTGAACCAGGTATTAGACCAAGTACGATATATGATACAGAGGCACAAGCAATCAAGCATAGCAGTCAGTTGATTAATTTACTTGAACAGATTACAAAAATGTATTCTGAAACTAGTCCATATCTAGAACAGATTAGTGATATGGAAAGTAACGGTATACAAGAGATTAACTTTGATAAGATTAATGAACTAACCAAAGTGTTAGAACACCAAAAGTTCTTATTAGACATACTAACTAGTAAAGATAGTTTCGTTCGTAAAAAGATTGTAGATCAGAATCTAAGTTATCTTAACAGTAGATTAACACACTACCTAGATAAAATTGGTTTACCGCATCAAGTTGTATTCAAAAATGATTTGAGTGTTGAAATCACAGAGTTAGGACGTGAACTTGACTTTGGTAACTTATCTAGAGGTGAAGCAAATAGATTGATTCTAGGATTGAGTTTTGCTTTCAGAGATGTTTGGGAGAACTTATATCAACCAATCAATACATTGTTTATTGACGAGTTAGTGGACTCCGGAATGGATGTAACTGGAGTGGAAAATAGTGTTGCTATACTTAAGGATATGTCTAGGCGTCGCAGTAAGTCAATTTGGTTAATAAGTCACCGTGAAGAGTTGGTAGGCAGAGTACCAAATGTATTAAAAGTTACTAAGGAAAATGGTTTTACAACTATTGATTTTTCCACTTCAATACAGTGATCTAATTCTATGCAGATCCTGCTAATTTTACTCGCTGGCACGGTTCTAATTGTAAAAATTTAAGGACTGTCTAAACCGACTAAGTACTATATGTCTTCAAAAAGTAAAACAAAAGGTAGCTCGTATGAAAGGGAAATTGCAAAATTTCTTAGTGAAACGTACGGCGAGCCTTTTGTTCGTGTTCCTAATTCAGGTGCATATATCGGAGGATCCAATTCTCACCGAAAAAACTTTTTAGACGGAAATCAAGCTAAGTCCTTTAAGGGAGATATAATAGCCCCTGATTCTTGGATTAAATTTAATTGCGAGTGCAAGTCATATGCAGACTTCCCTTTTCACTTGCTATTATCAGGCGAATGTAAGATAATAGACAGTTGGATAGAACAATTACTTGATGTAGAAGATGATGGCGATTTGAACATGCTTATAATGAAGTTCAATCGTATTGGACGTTACATTGCAGTACAACCCAAACTAACATGGACTATAGACAATCTTTTTTTCTATGTTAGTAAAAAACATGGTGATTGGGTAATCACTGAATTTGATAGTTTCTTCAAATTAAACAAAGAACTCGTTAGAGCATACGCAGGCTCCACAGACACAAAGTCAAAACCACTTAGCCAAACAGACACAAAGTCCAATAACATTTTAACTCTAACAGTTTGACAATTCGTTAGCTAAGTTTGTTAGCTCTCCTTGAGATTGTACAGATCGTGCTGTGCCGTCAGATTCTGGAGTCAGCGTAGTCACATACTTGTGACTATGAAACACCGAGAAGGCAATCGTCAAAGCGAACCTTCAATGAGTTTATATCTATTCTATCTTGATGATATAAAACATGCGTTGCTGAATGAAATCCTAACTGAACGGACGTATATTCAACTACAATCCCATAAAGAACCTTACAGAGCAACCGGTGGCACGTGATAGCAATAATAGCTGATCATGTGGGGAACAGATGGCAAGGATGACGGTCGTGCAAGATCAAAACTTTTGGTAGTGCTGAAACAGCACTACCATGGAGTCAAATCGGCAAGTATTCCTAAAAGAAATAAAGTACAAAAAAGAATAGATGTGAATAAAAACAATACCGAACGATAGACTGAGCGAAGCGAAGTATGAGTGAAGGTATTAGATTACCGAAGGTAATCTTTAAAGATAACCCTAAGTTATGATAAATGAATAACTATGGATAAAATAAAAATATTTTAGAAGAATGGTAGTCCGGACTTCTTAGTAGTGTCTAAGTTATCATCAATCAATTTGTTTATGGCTTTTCTCTCAGATATGCTCATGTTGAGTATGTCAGTATATGATACACTACCTCTCATATACCAAGCCATTTTCATTGCTCCAGTCTTGATATCATCACATTCTTTTTCGTATTGTGCGATAAGGCCCTTGATTCCCTCGGAGTCTAAAGAATGGAGCCTTATTCGAAAAAAGTTGATGGGTTAATAGCAAATGATTGTTTATATTGGTGTTGGCAACTAGTACAAGTAATGTCCAGTGGTTTATTTTCAGATAGTTCTCTGATTTTTACAGAAAAGTCTTTTACAGTTTCAAATGTATTCTTATCACAGTTATCTAAAAATTCTTTAATATACTCTTTTTCAAACACAGTACTATTTGGTGTTTGTATGTATTCAATGGTTTTGGTTATAACACTGGAAGCGATCCCATTGATCTTTAGTAACAATTCTTGTGTTTTTTGATTTTTTAATTCTTGATCTTCTGTTTGTTGCACTATACTAATCAACTTTTGAACTTCAAATTGTATTAAATTCGTTTCATTGATTTCTCTGTATTGTAAAGGTCTAAACTTAAAGTTTAAATCTCCAATGGTCAACGGTGTGCTATAGTCACCTGCTTGAAAATCATTCAGTACTGCGGTTAAATTAAGATCAAATTTTGCACCTTCGCTGCAACTTGGGCAACTAGTATCTATCTCCATAAAGGTACCGTTTGTAGCAATACGTATTGCAACTAATATTGGATCTAAATCAGTTAATGGTATACTCCATGGATCTTTGATATTGGGTGCACAGCTTTTAATAAGTTCTACTACAGCCATACCATTGTATAAACTGTCAGGAGTTCTAGTAGTTATCTCATCGATAGCAGTCATGGGATATATAGGAATCTCTAAATTTTCAGGAAGATCGATTGCACCCTCAGGGTATCCCTGACCCTGACTGGGTAATTTCAAATAAATTGATGGTCTACGAAAATATTGTTGTAGTGGGTTTGATGATTCCATTTTTAGCTCCTATTTTTTACTATAAATACTATGTACCGTAATCGTATTTATAAGGATAAAATTGTGGCAGATAATAATGAAGATGTGTCCCGTGAATTCAATGAATTTGTTAAAAGACTAGTTGAAGGTAATCAGGATGCAGCCAATGACCTAGAAAAAGCTTTTAAAGTTATTGGTAAACACGCCGGCTCTTTTGGTAAAGAACTCAATGATCTAGATCGGGCTGCCGAAGGTGTAACTGAGGCATCCAAAAAAGAAGAGAAATCAAAGTCAAATCTTACTCTTGCAACTGAACAACTAGTCGCATTGACCAAACGTTTTGGATCTGCGATGGTCAGTTCTGAACAGGGTGTTGGTAAATATGGCGGTGCAGTTGAAGGTGTTACGGACACAATTGCATCAATGACATCAAAATTAGGACTTTTAGGTGTTGTTGCCGGTGAACTCATTAAAGTATTTGGTGGTCTTGTTGCCTTAGGATTGAAGAACAATGATGAGTACTTAAAAACTTATAACACACTAAGTGATGTTGGTGTTAGATTTACTAATATAGTTGATGAGTTTGGTAATTATTCCAACTTGATGCAAGAACTTAAGATTGATACAGGCTCATCATCAGAAAATTTAGCGTTTTTTGCTAATACACTTAGGGGAATTGCGCCTGATTTAGGTGCATTTGGTGGTAGCATTACAGCAGGTGGAAAAAACTTTGAACAGGTAGTAAAACATTTATTAACAGATAAAGATAATTTTTTTGATTTCAAAGCACTGGGCGTAACTGAACAAGAAATTATAAAATTTGCCGGACTAAGTATCGCAAACCAAACTAAATTTGGTAAATTAGAATCTAATAATATAGCAGATGTAACTGCAAAAACAAAAGAATATATTGAACAATTAACTGAACTAAGTCAGTTAACTGGTCAGAGCAAAGATGTTGCACAACAAAAAATACAAGAACAACAAGCAAGTTTAGATTTTCAAATATATCTACAAAAACTCAGAGAGTCAGGACCAAATGGTCCTGCATTAGCACAACAAGCAAGTAACGCAATGTTGTTGATGCAAGAACAAGTTGGTACAACAATGAGTGCTGCAGCTATGTCATTGATTGCAAACGGCGGTAGGGCAACTACTGAATTAGCAGCAAATTATCAAAGACTATTGTTACCTACCATTGTTGGATTTCAAAACGTTGTACGTGGCGGTGGTAACGCATTCTTAGGTATGGCTGATGTACTAAAAAAGCAAACACTACCGGCGTTGGCTGCAAATAATAGAGCAAATAGAGAAACTGCATTAGCAAGTAATGAAGCCGGAGCTGCACTAGGTACTACATTACAGACAATGGAAGCAGAAAATAAATTAAGAAATATGAGTAGTGTATTAGTGGCAAAAGCTAATTTAGAAGAAGCTAAAAGAAAAGGTGATCCAAAAGTAATAAAAGCTGCTCAGGCAGAATATGATAGTATGATAGCGAGGCAAAAACTAGACAAACTTGCAGATAGCACATTTGAAACATCAATGGATATTATCAAAAAATTTACTGATATGTTGGATAATGCTTCATACGGCCTTGCTAAATTTGTTAAATTTATAACTTTTGGTAAAATAGATTTTACAGATTTATGGAGAACAATTGAGTCAACAAAAGATGCTAATACAGTAATAGATGAAGAAGCACAAACAAAAAAAGAATTAGAAAAAGAAAAAAACGAATTACAAGAAAAATATAATAAAGCAGTAAAAGAGAAAATAGATAGTCTAGAAAAACTAAAAGCGAATGGTTACGGTCCTGGTATCAGGGCATACGATGAGGATGTAAAGACATTCAATCAAAAAATAAATGAGATACGAGCAGATCAAAGAGATAATGAATTAGCACTCTATAAAAGTAAACAATTGGTAGAGAAGGCTAATAAATATTTAGCTTTGGAAAAAAAAGAAGATGAGAATAAACAATCAACTGATACTACACCGGCGCCAAACCAAACAAACAATTTACCTGAAAATAAACCAACAGAGCAAAAACCTAATCAAACAGGATTAGTAGATGGTTTAACAATTAATGAATTTGCAAAAAAATACAATATACCAATTGGGACATATGGTGGATTTAGAACTCATGAGCAACAAGAACAATTGTATAAAAATAGAGGAAATAATCCTAATCCAGTAGCTGAACCAGGTGCAAGCAAACATGAAACAGGTCAAGCAATAGACGTACCAACTGAGTATCTATATAAACATCCTGAAATTCGTAAATTATTACAAGAAAAAGGATTTACACAACCCTTTCCTAAAAAAGATCCTGTGCATTGGGAGTTAACTAACCCACCTATGACATCGGCTGATAATACAAATGATAATAAATCTGCACCAACTGTTCCCGTAGTAAACCAAAAAGTTGACAATCAAGCAGTAGCAAGCTTGGTTCAAAAAATAGTAGAAGATGCAACAGCTAAAGCTAATAAAGTAGATGAATCTACAAAACCAATACAAAATCAAATCAGAGACGGTGTTAACTTAGGTGATCTTTTAAATGAATTGCAAGTTATAGCATCAGAAATAAGTACACTTATTGATGTCAGTAATAAAATAGCCACCCATGTGGGATAATTGATAAATATAACATCATGTCATATAAAAAGCGTTTTTCCGCCCCAAATACAACCGGCGCCCTAAGTCCTATATCAGGATCCAATAACAATTACGGCGCCTGGAATGGTATGCCTAAAAATTATAAAAATTCAGGTAGTTCGGAAGAATATCATAATAATGATTTTGGATATAAAAATTATCAAAGCCGTTTGCCTGAGGTGTATACAGGACATCCAAATCGTATTGAACGCTATAATCAGTATGAAATGATGGATGTAGATGCTGAAATTAATGCATGTTTAGACATTATTGCTGAGTTCAGTACACAAAAAAACGAACAAAACAAGACACCTTTTGAGATAATATTCACAGAAGATCCAACACCACATGAAGTTAATATTATTAAAACACAACTACAACAGTGGTGTAAACTCAATGAATTTGATACTAGAGCATTCAAAATCTTCCGTAATACAATCAAATACGGTGATCAAGTATTCGTAAGAGATCCAGAAAACTTTAAGTTATACTGGGTTGATATGACTAAAGTGACTAAAGTTATTGTTAATGAGAGCGAAGGAAAGCTCCCAGAACAGTATGTTATCAAAGATATTAATCCAAATTTACAAAACTTAAGTATTGCTGAAAAAGTTAGCACAGACTTTGCAATGAGCCCTGCAACTGGCTTTGGTGGTACAGGTGGCGGTGGTTCTGCTCAAGGTTATACAGTTCCTAGTATGCCAAATGGGACTGCTGGAAGTCGCTTTAGACTAGGATTAAATGAAGCCGCAATAGATGCAAAACATGTCGTACATCTAAGCTTGACGGAAGGTTTAGATAGATATTGGCCTTTTGGACAATCAGTTTTAGAAAATATTTTTAAAGTATATAAACAAAAAGAATTGCTTGAAGATGCGATTCTAATCTATCGTGTACAACGTGCCCCAGAACGTAGGGTATTTACGATTGACGTAGGTAATATGCCAAGCCACATGGCTATGGCGTTTGTAGATCGTATTAAAAATGAAATTCATCAAAGACGCATCCCAAGTGTACAAGGTGGTGCAAGTATAATGGATGCTACATATAATCCATTAAGTATGAACGAAGATTACTTTTTCCCACAAACCGCTGATGGGCGCGGAAGTACAGTTACGACATTACCCGGTGGTCAGAATTTGGGTGAAATTGATGACTTACGTTATTTCAATAATAGATTAGCACGTGGTTTACGTGTCCCAAGTTCATATTTACCTCAAGGACCAGAAGATAGTCCAACTCCGTTGAGCGATGGTCGTGTTGGTACAGCCATGATTCAAGAGTTTCGCTTTAATCAATATTGTGAACGTTTGCAAAACTACATGAGTAAGAAATTGAATGAAGAGTTTAAGTTATTCATGCGTTGGAGAGGGTTTAATATTGATTCAAGTTTGTTTGACATTACATTCAATCCACCGCAAAACTTTGCCGCATATCGACAAAGTGAATTAGATAATGCACGTGTTTCAGTATTTCAAACTATGGAAGCATTTCCGTATATTGCAAAACGTTTTGCAATGGAACGTTTCTTAGGCTTAACACAAGAAGAAATTGAAAAGAATCAAAGTATGTGGTTTGAAGAACGTGAGAAGCCAGAAGATAGTGAAACATCAGGTAGTGACTTACGTAGTATTGGTATAAGTCCGGGTGACTTGGAAACTGATAAAGACAATATGGAAAATCTTGCTCCACAACCAGGACAAGAAATGCCACCTAATGAATTGGGTGCTGCAGTAGCAGGACCTGAAGCGATGCCAGCAGGTGGAGCAGGAGCTCCTGCTGGTTCACCAAATATGTGATAAATACCTTATATGAAATTACTTGAAATGTTTGACAAAGCTATAGATGGGTATCAGGATACAGATTCTGATAACAGCGCACCTAAATGGCATGAGTTACGCAAATCAAAATTAACACTACGTCAATTACGAAAGTTGCGTAGAATGTTAGATGTTCGCAATTATGAGCGATCAAATAATCTTAAAAAATTAAGAAAACAATATGCACCTGCTCAAGCAGAAGGTGCAGCAGCTCCTGGATTGTAATCAAAACTGCATATTTGCGATAAAAACGCAAAAAAATAGCAGTTATTGATATGTTTTAGTGACTACACACTAAATAACTCTACAAAGCCATTTTAATTCAGGAGACAAACAATGGACAACAAAAAATTTGAGCAACTTATTGATTTGATTATCAATGAAGACGAAGATAAAGCACGTGCATTATTCCATGATATCGTAGTTGAAAAAAGCCGCGAAATCTATGAATCAATGATGGACGAAGAAGGTATGGACGAAAATATGGGCGGACAAGTAGGTGGACTACTTGATGAGATTTCCGCTGAAGAAGAAGGTATGACCGAAGAAGACGAAGACTTTGCCGACATCGAAACTGATGACGGTATGGGTGATACTGATGACATCGAATTAGATAGCGATGACATGGAAGATGGTAATGAAACAGAACATGACATTGAAGACCGTGTTGTTGACTTAGAAGACAAGTTAGACGAATTGATGGCCGAATTTGAACAAATCATGGGTAAAGAAGGTCACGATGAAGAGGGCGAAGAAGACATGGGTGACGAAGACATGGGCGATGAGGACATGATGGAAGCATCTGATGACGAAGAGTCTATGATGGAAGCCGTTGAAATGAAAAAAGTTTCTGTAACACACGGTGACAATGGTGCACAAACAAGAAGTACAGTAAGCAGTGGACCTAAAGTTCAAGGCAATGGTGCTAAAGCAGTTAATGCATTTGGTGGTGACGAAAAAGGTGGTACAGTAAAAGCTCCAGCTACAATTCCTGGTAAGTACAAAAATGCTCCTGGACAAGACGGTAGCAAAACAGAAACAGCACCTAAGCCAAAGCATGGTGATGATGGTGCAAACACAAAATCTGTGATTGAGTCTAAAAAGACTACAAAGAAGATTGTTAAGTAAGGTAAACTGAGGTAATGGCTTTGTATCTCAAAGAACATCTAACTTTCGACCGCGCCAATATCGTGGTCGAGAGTGAAGGTGAAGGATCTAAAAAGAGCCTTTATATGAAGGGCATCTTTATTCAGGGCGGGGTAAAAAACGCAAATGAGCGTGTTTACCCTGTGTCTGAAATTGAGATTGCAGTTAATTCATTAAACGAACAAATAACATCTGGTTATTCAGTACTTGGAGAAGTAGATCACCCAGATGATCTTAAAATAAATTTAGACCGAGTTTCACACATGATCACATCTATGTGGATGGATGGTGCAAATGGATTTGGAAAACTAAAGATATTACCAACACCAATGGGACAATTAGTATCGACTATGTTGGACAGTGGTGTCAAATTAGGAGTATCCAGCAGAGGCAGCGGTAACGTTGATGATGCAACAGGAAAGGTTAGTGACTTTGAAATAGTCACTGTGGATATTGTGGCTCAACCCTCAGCACCTAATGCATACCCCAAAGCAATATATGAAGGCATGATGAATATGCGTCATGGTCATAAATTGTTAGGTATAGCAAAAGATGCACAGAACGACAGTAAAGTACAAAGATACTTAAAGGATGAGGTAACTCGTCTTATTAAAGATCTTAAAATTAAATAAGAATTAAAAATGACAACCGCTTACGTATATAAATGGACTCACTTACCAACAATGAAATGGTATATTGGATCACGTACTAGCAAAAAGTCTCATGTTGAAGATGGTTATATTTGTTCTAGTAGAATAGTAAAACCTTTAATAATTAATGATAAAACTCAATGGAAACGAGAAATAATTGCAACCGGTAATCCTATAGAAATGAGAAATTTAGAGGCAGAAATTCTAAAACTATTTGATGCAAAGAATGATTCTAGAAGTTTTAATCAGCACAATGGTGATGGTAAATTTTGCACGATTGGTATCCCTTCTTATAATAAAGGATTGTCGTTGTCATCAGAGCAGAAAACAAAAATTTCAATTAGTAGAAAGGGACAAAAAAGAAACCCTGTTACTATTGAAACTAGAAAAATATTAAGAGAACAAAAATTAGGAATAAAAAATCCTACATGGAGTGGATACTATATTGATCCTAACGGAACAAAATACATCACCTCTTATGAAGGTGCAAAAGTTTATGACGTTTCAGCCCGTACTATATCTAGATGGGCTAAAGCTAATAAGAATGGATGGTATTTTGTATCATCCATGCTCGGTGATCCGGAGTTAAACGGAACAACTATAAAAGGGGAAATCCAATGAATTTGGAAATTATTAAACCATTACTTGAGAACGGAATTATCAACGAAGAAACAAGCCAAGCGATAAATGAGGCATGGGAATCTAAGTTGAATGAGGCTCGTGAGCAAGTACGTGCTGAACTACGTGAAGAGTTTGCACAACGTTATGACCATGATAAATTAATTATGGTTGAAGCCCTTGACAGTATGGTTACAGAAAGCTTACAAGCTGAAATTGAAGAATTTCAAGCTGAAAAGAAAGCAATGAACGAAGACCGTGTTAAAGCTCATCAAAAATTGCGTGAAAACGCAAGCAAATTTAATGATTTTATGGTAACAAAATTATCAGAAGAAATCAAAGAATTACGTAGTGAGCGTAAACTACAAACAGAAAGTCAACAAAAGTTAGAGCAATTCGTTGTTCAAGCTCTTGCAAAAGAAATTAAAGAATTCTCACAAGACAAACAAGCAGTAGTTGAAGCAAAGGTTAAGTTAGTTGCTGAAGGTCGTCAACAGTTGGAAGCATTGAAGGCACGTTTTGTGTCTGAAAGTGGAAAGCGTGTTAATGAAGCTGTAGCTAAACATCTCAAAGGTGAAATGAATCAGTTAAGAGAAGATATTAAGACTGCTCGTGAAAACGATTTTGGTCGCCGTATCTTTGAAAGTTTTGCAACAGAATTCAGTAGTACATATTTGAATTCAAAAGCAGAAACGAGAAAACTAATGGCAACATTAGAAAGTAAAGAACAACAATTAGAAGAGTCAACGAAGAAAATTGTACAGGCTCAAAAACTAATTGAAAGTAAAGAACGTGAAGTTCGTATTATTAAAGAATCTAATAGTCGTCAAAAAACTATGGATGAATTGCTAAGTACTTTGAATGAAGAAAAAGCAACAGTAATGCGTGACTTACTAGAAAGTGTGCAAACACCAAAATTGCAAGCCGCTTTCGACAAGTATCTACCTGCGGTGCTTAATAACATTAATGAAAGAAAAGAAACTAAAAAATCTATGCTTTCAGAAAGTGTACAAGCAGTAACTGGGGATAAAGCTACCACAAAACAAGAAGTTGAAGAAACATCACGTGATAATGTGATTGATCTAAGACGTTTGGCTGGTATTTAATTTTAAGACATTGAATTTAGGAGAAAAATAATTATGTCACAAGTTCTATTAGAAGGTCGTTGGGACGAGACCAAAGAAGCCCTACTTGAAGGTCTTAAAGGTAATCGCCGTTCAACAATGCAAGTTATTCTTGAGAATACTCGCAAATCACTACTATCTGAGTCTTCAGCTGGTACAACAACATCTGGTAACATCGCTACATTAAACCGTGTGATTCTTCCAGTTATCCGTCGTGTCATGCCAACAGTTATCGCTAACGAGTTGGTTGGTGTTCAGCCAATGACAGGACCAGTTGGTCAAATTCACACACTACGTGTACGTTATGCAAATAACTTATCCGACAATAGTGCAGCAGGAACATCAGTTACTGCAGGTGAAGAGGCATTAAGCCCATTCAAAATTGCTCAAGCTTATTCAACAAGAGCTTCAGGAGATAACACTTCTGCAACTGCATATACTGGTGCTAATACATCTGTATTAGAAGGTAATGGCGGTAAGCAAATCAGCGTACAAATTCTACGTCAAGCTGTTGAAGCTAAATCACGTAAGTTGCAAGCACGTTGGACATTTGAAGCTGCTCAAGACGCACAATCACAACATGGCATTGACGTTGAGGCAGAAATCATGGCAGCTCTTGCACAAGAGATTACTGCTGAGATTGACCAAGAGATTCTTTTGAGCCTATCAACATTGGCTACAACTGAGTACACATATAACCAAGCTACAGTATCTGGTACAGCTACTTTCGTTGGTGACGAGCATGCAGCTTTAGCAGTATTGATTAATCGTGTTGCTAACTTGATTGCTCAACGCACACGTCGTGGCGCAGGTAACTGGGCAGTTGTAAGTCCAGCAGCTTTGACAGTATTGCAATCTGCAACTACTTCGGCTTTTGCACGTACAACAGAAGGTACATTCGAAGCTCCAACAAATACAAAATTAGTTGGTACATTGAATGGTGCAATGCGTGTATTCGTTAATAGCTACGCATCAGATACACAACCAGTATTGGTTGGATACAAAGGTACAAGCGAGACAGATGCAGCAGCATTCTATTGCCCATATATTCCTTTGATGAGTTCTGGTGTTGTTTTAGATCCATCAACATTCGAACCAGTCGTATCATTCATGACACGTTATGGTTACATCGAATTGACAAATACTGCATCATCATTTGGTAATGCAGCTGATTATTTGGGTGAGATCGCAATCGCTAACACATTGTCTTTCCAATAATAGGAAAGAAAAACTTTTTACCCTCGGGATGGGAAGTTTACTTAAAAGGCTCTACGGAGCCTTTTTTGTTGGATAGCTAATGTTAAAAATTGATAAATAAGTAATAAAAATATAATTCAGGGATATTCATGGCACTTGACGCATTCAATTCTGTAGGGGGTTATTCAATAGGGATACCTCCAGTCCAAGTAATAGATTCTACTGGTGCTATAACAGCACCGTCTGCTGTTATTGGTAACATTACCATAGCCGGAAGTGCAGTAATCGCCGGTGATACAGTTATTACAGGAAATGTTGTTGCTAATTCATATACTGGTAATTTGAATGGTAATGTAAACGGTTCAATCATTGCCCCTGGTAATAACACAGATGTTATGTATAATAACAATGGTGTGATATCTGGTGCAGCCGGTATAAATTTTAACAATTTAAGCAATAGTTTTACAGTTAACGGACCTGTAATATCAACATACTCTCAATTGGGAATTGGTGCAAATACAGTAGCAACAACTATTGGTCTCATTGCAAATACAACAACTAATGCTACAGGACAAAAGCTACATCAGTTGAGTTCTTTCTCTGTTAGTTCTATTGACTATACAGTAATCGCAACTGATCCAGTTGGTAATAATAGACAAACATCAAAATTGATCGCTACTGTTTTAGGATCAGAAGTAGGATACTTAGAATTTAGTACAATTGATGTACCTATTACTAGTCCTGGTGTAGGTGATTTTTCAGTTGCATATAATTTAGGATATATTGAATTATTAGTTGATCCATTGGTTAATAATTTAGTTAACTATAAAATACATGCGGTAATTTATGCAAATTAAGGATTTTAGAACATGGCTATAAGAACGTTTAACTCAGCGGGTGGTTACTCTGTTGGAGAAACACCTAAGCTAGTTATATCAAATACTGCTAATGTAACTGCAAATTTTGGTAATTTTGCAGGTAATATAGCTGCATTAAATTTACTAACAGACCATATTTTTTATGCAAATGGTGCTCCGTATAATTTCACTGCAGCTGCCGGACTAAATGGGCAATTACAATTCAATAGTGGTAATCACTTAGCAGGTTCTGCAAATTTAACATTTGTTGATACTGGTGCAAGTCCTGCAGTTCTGACTGTAACAGGTACTGCAAATGTATCAAATTTAAATATTTCCAATAATGTAACAATTGGTGGAAACTTAATAGTTACCGGTGTTGCAACATATATTAATACTGCAAGCATCACAGTTGATGATCCTTTATTAAAGATAGGTGGTCCTAACTCTAATAGTGATAGCAATTTATCATCAAGTGATGGTAAAGATCGTGGATTACTATTACATAATTATGATACGGTTAATTCTAAACCTATCAACGAATTTTTTGGTTGGAAGACAGCAAATAGCGAGTTTCAAGCAATATATGATGTATCAAGTTATACCGGTGAAGTAGTTGTTGCAAATGCAAGTGCAACTGGAAACGGGTTTGCAAACATAAGAGCCAGAACTTTTATAGGTAATTTAAATGGTAATGTTAGTGGTGCAAATGTACTAAGTGCTAATTATATAACAGGTGTATTAACAACAAGTAATCAACCTAATATTACTAGTGTTGGTATACTAGCAAATCTATCAGTTAACGGAAATATCACACTGGCTGGTGGTAATATAACTGGTGCTAATGTAGTAAATGCAAATTTCTTATACGGTGATGGTAGCAACTTAACAAATCTTTCACTATCCAGCGCTGCAGTCAATAGTTCTAACTATGCAAATTATGCAGGCAATGTAGTTAATGCAAGTCAAGGTAATATCACAAGTCTAGGTACATTATCAGGGTTGAACATCAATGGTAACCTAACATCTGGTAATGCTAATTTGGGTAATTTAGTAACTGCAAATTACTATACAGGTACACTAACAACAGGCAATCAACCAAACATTACCAGTGCTAGTAATCTTACAAGTGTTGGTACACTAACAAGTTTAACGATCCAAAATGATTTGGATGTAAAGGGTAACTTAACGGTTGATGGTACTGTATCATATTTAAATACAACCACAACTAGCATTGTTGATCCAATCATTTATCAAGGTGGCGGAGCAAATGGAGCCGCACTAACAAGTAACGATAATAAAGATAGAGGTTCATTACTACACTATTATACAACTCAACCAGTTGATGCATTTATGGGTTGGAAATCAGCAAATAGTGAATTTATATTTGCAAGCAATGTATCTGCGGTTAGTGATGTCGTAACTGTTAATACATTAGCAAATATTCGTGCTAACGTTGCAAATGTAAACTCAATTAGTTTTAGTTCTAATGTATCAGGTGGTAATTTAGTAAGTGCAAATTATATCAGTGGAACATTAGATAGTCTATCAAATAGTCAACCTAACTTAGTAACTGCAAGCAATCTAACAAGTATAGGTACACTAAGCAGTTTAACTGTACAAGGTACTAGTAATTTGAATGATGTAGGTAATGTAAAAATTACAGGCGGTATGTCTGGTCAAATACTTACTACTGATGGTACCGGCAATTTAGCATTTGAAACAATTAGTACTAGTGGACTAAACAATGGTAGTAGTAACATCAATATACTAAGTAGTGGTAACATTGACTTTAATGTATCTGGAAATAGTAATGTATTAGTTGTAACAGGTAATGGTATCAATGTAAACGGTATCGCAAACGCAAGTTATTTTTATGGTGATGGTAGCAATTTAACAAACATTACTGCAACAGGTGGTACTGCAACAACAGTTAATGCAAGTGTAACCAATACTAAAATATCAGGTGGTACGACTAATTATGTATTAGCGGCTACTGATAGTTTAGGTAATGTAACATTTGCAAATATTGCAAATTACTTTTTAATTCAAGCAAATGTACCATCAATCGTGCCTGGGTCAACATTAGGTTTTGTTGCTAATTACGCAAATCCATCATATCCGGGTGGAGTGTATACATTACAACAATTGGGTCCAGTTAGCATCACAATGACTGATCAATGGAGTCAAGGTGCTTCTAATATTGGTACTACTAAAAATTCTTATGCAAACTATGTAGCCGGTACAACCAATCTTGCAAATGTTACAGTAACAGTTACATTAGCAAATGCTACTTTTGCAATACAATCAAGTGATTCAATAAATGTAGGTGGTACATCACTCAATGGAACACAAATTTTATCAATCTATCCAAGTATAAATGGTAATTCAACTGCAACATTTACAATTCCTAATACAAGCTTAAGAAATGCAGATGAATACAATGGGTTAAGTTCTGTGACTGATACAGTAACTGCGAATTTAACAAATAGTAGAGGCTCAACAGGAGCAGGCGTGAGTACTGTTACAGGCACCACACTTACAAGTACTGCACCTCAACCATATAATGTAAACTCAGTAAGTGGTAGTTTCCCAGCAAATCCAGTACCATACTGGAATATCAATCAAGGATTCAATTGGAGTGTTAGTGTTACAGGAACTACAGTATCAGGTAATTTAACATACACACAAGTTGCTAATGTATTAGTAACTGGATCACTATCAAGCACAGGTGCAGGAAGTGGAACAAGTACAAGTCTAGATAGTACACAAAGTTATACAATAAGCACAAGCGATTATACAGGTGCAGGAAATTACGGAGCAGGAACTAGAACTACTCCTACAGTACCAGTAACTGGTACAATCAATGCAGTTACAAAGTACTACCCGCTATTCTATAAGATAACAACTAATAGCACAATACCTACATTTACTATAAGTGATAGTCATAATAGCAATAATTATGCACTTGGTCAAGGTGCAACAACAAGTACAACAAGTACAAACTATCTTTGGATAGCTATACCAAATTATCCAAGTAATAGTTCAGGACTAGCTAGTCATACATTTAAACACGTGTTTGGTGGGTTTGATATTGTTGATGATCCAACTGGGCATACAGGTACTCAGACCATATCATCAGGTGGTCAAAGTTATAATTATTCTATATACGGGTTTACTGGGTTTACCCAAGCATCATTTATTCTAACAACTTCATAAAATGGCAGCAGCAACACTCACCTTCCCCTCACAGACGTTACTTAAAAACGTAGTTGATCCTGTTGATCCAACCGATGCAGCCACGAAAGAGTATGTTGATAGTAAAACCGGTGGCGGTAGTGTAGCCGCATCCGGATCAAATACACAAGTTCAATACAATTCTGGTTCTACCATTGGTGCTAGTGCTGCATTCACATTTGATTATGTTGGAAATGTACTTACTATCACTGGTAACATATCTTCTACAAATCTGAATGTTACAAGTAATATAAGTGCAGGAAATGCAAACTTAGGTAATTTAGTAACTAGTAATTATTTTCACGGGGTTATTGACAGTTCATCAGGCAATCAATCAAATATTACTAGTGTAGGCACACTATCAAGTTTAGAAGTCAATGGTAACATTACCATTGATAGTACATATAATCTTAAACTATCAGGTGGTAACGTCACTGGTGCAAACTATGTTCTTGCCAACTATTTTACAAGTACAGGAAACACACTTACAATTAATAGTGCTACTATCATAGCAAATACAACAACTGCAAATATCTTTGGAACAGTTACAGGTAATGTGTCATTGGGATATTCTGCGGGTAATGTTATTATAGGTAATAGTAGTGGTAACGTAACATCTTTGGGCTTATTATCAGTAGGAAATATAACCAGTAACGGCAATGCAAATCTTGATACTATACACTCTAATAGTATTACTTCAAACTCTATTAGTTTGGGTAGTATAGTAGGAAATAAGTCAAATATTTCTGTAACAGTCAATACTGTGATTGATGAGTTCACGGCTAGCACCTACAGAACTGCTAAATATATAATTAACGCTCATAATGGAGATGGATATCAATCAATGGAAATATTGTTGTTGCAAAACAATATGTTAAGTTTTATTACAACTTATGGTGTTATTAGTACTGCTATCAATAATATGGACATTGTAACACTATCTAGCAATATAGTTGGTGGAAATGTAAGATTATATGCAACTGGACAGAATACAGGTACCGTAGTCAACTACATTGGTACATATGTGACGGATTAATTAGGAAATTATTTAACACCATGGCTAATCAATATTTTAATGCTAGATACGGTATAACTACCGGAAATATTACATTAGATGCCGCACCCGGGAATATAACGGCAAACAATGCCAATATTGGTAACAAATTAACTGTTAATAATTTTGCTTTAGTTGGTAATTTGGTATCAAATATCATACCAAACGCTAATGTAACATATCAAATTGGTAACGCTGCATTTGAATTATTAACAGTATATTCAAGCAATATAAATCTGTCAGGTAACATAAATCTTGGTGCTCAGACTATATCATCCAATAACGATGGTGTCATATTAAGCAATACTGTATTTGCAAATGGAGCCAATATAGGCAATGCAAATATAAACAACCTATCAGTAAATAATCAATTAACGATAAATAGTAGTATCAACTCCACATCCACAGATTCGGGCAGTTTGGTCACAAAAGGTGGAGCAGGGGTAGAAAAAGATTTGTATGTAGGGGGTGCAATTCATTTAGCTAATAATAACGGTGGAACAACATCAAAAGTTTACCTAGCATACAATGAATTGGCATCAGGATTAGATATTAATTTTAATAGTTAAAAAGGGAAAATATGGTATCACCAACAAGAATTGGAGCAAGATTAGTAAACGATGGTACACTATATGTGTACGAACCGTCTAATATTGATGAAGGTTTAGATGAATACACACAAACCAATATTAGTTTCACAAGAACTAATGTATTTGCAAAAGAGTTTGATGAAGTTACAATTGCAACACATGCTCCATCAGGTGGCAGTATTCAACTTAATGGTAGTAGTCAAAAGTTAAATATTACCGGAAGTCTTGGTGATTTTGAATTTGATTCGAATGATTTCACGATTGAGGGCTGGTTTTATCTAAATGATAACACTAAGTATACAAGACTTTGGTGTTTCCCTGATGGTGATAACTTAGAGGTACAAAGTGGTAGTTTATATTATTGGAATGGTAGTAGTACTATTCTTAATAGTGGTGCTAGTACAGTACCCCAAGGTGCTTGGTTCAATGTTGCTTTGGTAAAACATCAGGGGCATGTAACAGTATATTTGGGTGGATCATCTGTTATCACCGATAGCAATCCATATAATTCACGTGGTTCAAGAGCATTAACCATTGGTGGTGAAGTTAGTGGATTGGGAGTAAATGATGATCCTGCATCAGCTGGTTGGTTAGATGGATATGTAACAAATTTTAGAATTGTGAAAGGTGCTGCATTGTATTTAAGTAATTTTAGTACACCGTATGCACCTTTTAACAGTATTGACAATACAGTCTTGCTACTTAATGCAGCAGTTACTGGTCATTTATTAACAGATAGCTCTGCTAGCGCACACACCGTTACAGGTATAGGTAACCCTACTTATAGTAGTACGTCACCACTATCAAGTGTGTATAACGGTGCAATGAAACAGCTCAAAAACGGAACTATACAAGTAGGTAATGAGTTTGATGAAACAACAGTATTATCGTAAGTAATACATAAAAAATTTAAGAAACATTTAAGGAAATAAAAAATGGCAAAATTAAAAGACACGCACGTATACGGTAATATTAATATTGATAACTTATTAAACGTTACTAATGACGCAACTTTCTCCGGTAATGCGACAGTTACTGGTAATCTAACAGTAATGGGTACAACTACTACTGTTAATAGTACAACAGTTCAAGTAGAAGGTCCAATTGTACAACAAGGTTCAGGTCCAAATGGTACAGCACTAACTAATTCAGATGGTAAAGATCGCGGTTTACAATTATCATATTATGATAGCGGTGCAGTAGATGCATTCTTGGGATATTTACCAGGATCAAGTACATTTACATTAGCTAAAGATGCAACAATTAGTACTGATGTTGTTGTTGTAAACAAATATGGTAATTTAAATCTTGGAACATATGCATTAGCTAACGTAGGACATGCAAATGCAGCTGGTGTTATTACTGCTGACGGTGGTGGATTAGGAAATCTTACAGGTGCTAACGTTACAGGTACTGTAGCAAATGCAAATTATGCAAGTTATGCTGGTATAGTAACTGGTAATGCACAAAGTAATATTACAAGTCTTGGAACATTGTCAGGTTTAACTATTGACGGTGGTGATTTAAGCGTACAAAACGCCAATATAATTACCAGCGGTAGTATAACTGCAAACGGTGATTTAACAATTGGTATTGCTAGTGGTGCAGGTGCAAATTCAGCAAATGCAAACATTTACGGTAACTTGAATGTTACCGGTACAATCACTGGTACAATTAATGCTACAATTGAAGCTAAAGGTAATTCATGGGATATACAGTACAAAGATAATACTGGAAATACTGCAGGTTCAGATGCATTCAAGTTTGATGTAGGTAATAGAAATACAGTAACTGTTGGTAGTAAATTTACTTTTGTAGGTGACACTGGTGTTGCAAATATCGGTGGAGATATTAATTTAACAAATGCAAATACTAGTATTAACGGTACTAATGTAACTGCTAATGCAGGTACTACATTAGTATTAAAAGGCGGCACATCTAATATTACTGCAAATGCCAGTGGACTTTTTATTGCTACATCAACCGGAAATGCTAATTTTGATGCTAATGCTAATTTAACTGTATCAGGAACTGCTAATTTCTCAGGTGGTAATTTTACAGTTAATGCAAATGGCAATGTAGTTGCTAAAGGTACTGCTAACATTGCAAATGGTAACTTAACAGTTGATGCAAATGGTAATCTAGTTGCTAAAGGTACTGCTAACATTGCAAATGGTAACTTAACAGTTGATGCAAATGGTAATCTAGTTGCTAAAGGTACTGCTAACATTGCAAATGGTAACTTAACAGTTGATGCAAATGGTAATGTAAACGCTGCTGGTTATGGTAGTTTTGCTGAAGTGTATATTACTGATGCAGGTGGCGGTGGTTATAACGGTGAACTTTTATTCATTAATGACAGTACTGGATTAGTCAATGGAGCTAGTGATCTTACATATTTGAGCAGCGTATTAAGCGCACCAAATATCGACATATCAACTGATGCAAACATTCAAGGTAATGTAACATTAAGCAATTCTTTACATACTGCAGGTAATTTATTGACTACAAACACAAATGGTAATATTATTGATTCAAATGTATCATTCAGTACTGATACATTGACATTAACAAACGCAAATGTAACTGCTAATCTAAAAACTGCTAATTTGCAAGTTACAAGTTTTGCTAATACAGGTATTCCAATCGCTGACGTAAACGGTAATCTATCTACTAGTACAAACTTAACATTTAGTTCTAATACATTATTCACAACAGCTGCAAATGTAAGCGGACAAGTAACAGCATCTCATGTTGCAGTAAACACATTAAGCAACACACAAGTTGTATTTTCTGATGCAAGTGGTAACTTGATAGGAAGTGCAAGTTTAACATTTAATACTGATTCAAATACACTAACTGCAGGTAATATCACATCTACTCATGCATTCAAAGCTGCTAACATTTATGATACTGATTTGAATTTGAATAGTATTGTGTTTGCAGATATGGGAGGTTTATTAACACAAAATGCTAACTTTACATTTGATCCAAGTACTGGTGTTGAATTATTCACTACTGGTAATGCAAATGTTAAACATAACTTTGAAGCTGCAAATGTACAAGT